ACATATTGTTCTGCTTTATTAATTTTTTGTTCTGATTCATTTAACTCGACCATACGTCTGTTAAACCTAACAGGTTTGCGGCCTTCTTTATATCCTTTGTTCATTTGTTTGCGTTTAGAGGAGCCAGAATGGCCATCCCACGCGATTATAATCTCATCAGGACTAAACATACCACAAACCTTTTGAAGGCTCTTGAGAAAGCCTATACAGCCCCCAATAGGGTGTCCATCAGGAGCAAGGGCTGGGTTAACAATATAGTTTCTAAGAAACATATTTAACCCATCAATTATTAGTAGTTTCTTCATTCTACCTCCAATCTTGGTGAATTGCCCAAGAGCCTATGCAAGGCATTACAATGAACACCAAGCCAAATAATAACCATAAATAAGTATAATCCATAATATCCTCCGTTGTTTTATAGATACTAATAGTATAACATGTTATCTTATTTTTGTCAAGAAAATAAAACAAAAAAAACCCCTAACACATGTTAGGGGCTCAACAACAGGAGTATCGTTATGTTAATCGTCTATACCATCTGGAACTATATTAGAACCAGTTGACTCAAATTTGTGTATTAATTCTTCATCCATTATATCAATAACCATTTGTTTAAATTTCTTATCTTCTAACTTATCCATCCATTCTGATTGTCGAAACTTGTGCTCTATTCCTTGTTTATCTTTTACATAACACCAGCCTCCACCAACACGATAAGTGTCAGATTTTTTTATCACTTCAATCCAAGACTCTTCGTCCATGATGCCAATCTTGTCGCCCCAACGAATTTGAAACACTGCTATTCTGTCTTGCGTTCCAAAACGAGATTTAACAATTTTTGCTTTAACCTCGGAACCAACTCTTCTCCCAGATTCATCATACACAAAAGAAGCTTTTGATTTACGACCTGTAAGCCAGATACGAAGTGAACTTACATATTCAATTGTTAAGCCACCTGGTGTTGTGTATGGTTTCAGACGAGCCTCAGCTATATTTGAAGTAATATTGGTTTTAAGTTGATTTATAAGGAGCAAAGTATGTTGTCCGTTAGCTAATGGGACTGTTAATTTTTGAAATCCTTTAGAAAGTACTCTAGCTTTTACTGAGATAGAAGAGTTTGGATTGAAGTCACCTTCAATGTCACTTTCTGTTGGTGTCAAGGCTATTGAATCCCAAACAAAAAGGAATTGCATTCCTTCGTAATTACTCATTGTATCTTCAATAGCCTTTAAAGTCTTTTCGCAAGAAACAGCTTGAACATAAAGAAAATTATTATTTATGTCTATACCTGAATCTTTTAAGAACTGTGGATCTATTGCTGATTCTGCATCGTAATAAATTACAAACTTACCTTGCTTTTGTGCTTGAGCTGCTATTTGAACAGCAAGATAAGATTTACCCACTGATGATAACCCAGCAATTTCTGATATCTTGCCGACAGGTATTCCTGCCATTCTTCCCTTGCATATCATTGAATCAAGCCATCTTGATCCTGTTGGAATCCAATCCTTTACAGTTGTTGGATTATCTTGTCTTAAATCATGTGCAGCTTCAATGCCCATAGATTTATTCATTGATTTTTTAAGATCTGCTATCGAGATCTTTCCTGCTTTTGCCATTTGTAATACTTTACCCATTATTTATTCCCTTGTTGTTAAAAATGGGAGTCTTTTCATCACACAGGGAAACTCCCAAACCTGTAAAAAATATCAAGGAGATATTTTATTATTCTTCTTGTGCTTCTTCTGTAGATTCTTCTACAACCTCTTCTTGAGGATTTTCAACTTCTAATTTTGAAGTGTCTGTTTCTTCATCATCACCGCATGCGAGAAAAGTTATTAAAAATAAATTAATCATTTTGTCTCCTTTATTTGATTAAAATGCCCTCATGACGGAGAGGGCAACCGTGTTCTCTTATGCTCCCAATTTATCAAAGGCAGCATCAACAGCATCTTTCTCACCGTATTTGTGTGTTTCGGAGGTACCACTTGTAGAGTCAGAAGAAAGAGCTTCATTCAAAAGTGCTTGAACATCTGCTGTTGTTTTACGATCAAACTGTGAACCGATATCAGGTATTGAATCTAATAGAGATTCACAGTCAGCAATATCATCGTCACAGAGAACAGAAGGACGACGACGAGGTTTAAGGGTGGTTTTAGGAAAAGAACCAGGAGTTCCGGGTCTATCGTAATTTAACACAATATCAGTACCGGACTCAACGTCAGTGATGTCACCATAATCAGGATCTAACACATAACCAAGGAGAGTTTCGTAGGCTTGTTTTCCATAAGCCCAGATTTTTACTCCCTCTGATTCTCTTCCTCTAACCAAGATGGGAGAGTAATAACGCTTTCGAACAAATAGTTTCTTAGCTTCACGTTTTGCAACGTCATCATTATTCTCAACACCTTCTTTCCATAACTTTGATGCGAAATCACAAATAGGACATTCCTCATTAAAGTTCTTTTTTGGACACATAATCCCAGGATTTTTACCAACATTATAATGAAAGTGATACTCTTTAAACGGGTCACCATCTTTTGTGGGTAAGATCCTAATTGTCTGGTCTCCTTGTTCAGGTTTCCATTTAGTGTCACTGGATTTTTTATTACCATTTTTTGATGCTTCTAGTTTTTCTCGCATCGCTTGTAGATCTAATGCCATAATTTTACTCCTTTATTGTTATTATTGACTTTACTGTCTAAGGCAAGAATACTTTGTATTCCAACCAATGTCGCTTCCATTTACAGTCCTTGTAATAGGAAGATAATGAGGGCCAAGTTTTTTAGATGGTTGGTGATCTTGGCAAACAACGCGGAGGAAGTTATTAAAACTTACGTATTTTTTTTATTTTTTTTTATTTAGATATTTTATTTATGAGTTGATTGTAACTTCTTGTCTTGAAAATGTTGGCTTATCAATAACAGAGTTATGATTAAAAACTCTCCAGCCATTTTGGTCAAGATCAAATACAACTTCATGCTTTGTATCTAAGTAACGTGGTTTTGTACCAGAACCTTTAAGTGAAGATGGAACAGCATTTTCTTTTAAGAAACGCATTGTTCGTGTAGAACCATCTTTCTTTGTGAAGCTTCCGGTGTAAACGTTAGCGTTGAATGTGAATGTATTTGTAGACATAAATCCTCCTCAGGTGTTAGTTGTCATTATTAGTTTTTGAGATTTGAATTTCGGTTGAATCTCGAAACAACCATCGTGTTATTATTATAACATGTTCTTAACATTTTGTCAAGTATTTTTTTATATTTTTTTTTCCGGCGATGTAAGAGCAAACTTAATGAAGTTTTGTTTTATATATATATTATAACATACTATTGAAAGTTTGTCAAGTATTTTTTTTAAAAAACTTGAGGCATCTAAAACCCATGCCTCCCTGCGGTTTTTGTTTAAGCTACTTCTTCCGATTCTTCAATAGATTCTTCATCAGTGATCATTTCATGAGCAATAATAGCATTATACTCTTGATGGTTTATGATTTCTGTTAGAAGTAAAGTTTTTCTAGAATTTCTCAGAGAAGGAGCTTTCCAGTTTGTTCTCCAAAAAGAATAGTATTGATTTCTTTTCGGTTCATCTTTAATTAAACCTTTATCAAATTTATCTATATCAACAGAAAACTGTTTATCTGATTTTTTAGATAACTTTTCATCTAACAAGCAAGTTAGCTCAGCTAATTCTTTATAACCATTAGGGGATAAACCATTTGGTATAGAATTGAGTATTTGATTATCATGAAGATATTCAGCTAGTAATATAAAACTATGAAAATATTTTCTAGGAATAACATTTTTCTTATATTTTTCTAAAGTCTTAGCTGCTTTGACTAAGGAATGAGTAATATTAAGTATACTGGTAAACCTTTGTCTTCGTGGACCACGATATTCTTTAACTTGGTTCAAAGTTTGTCCTTTTCCTAAGTTATAAAAATGGTCCATCCCGGGATTGTCAGTTAGAATATTATAGTCTTGAAGAGTGCCCATATAAAATTTTACAGTCCACTCAACATCTTTAAACATCTCCAAATCTCTATCTTTAAATCCTTGTACTAGAGTCCACATTTGAACATAACTTTCAGCAAGTTCTCTAAACCAAGGGGAAATAGGAGTGCTAATAGCATTTCTTCTTTGCTGTTCGTTTAGTGGAACACCATCATTAATACTAAGAAAAATATCGTTCAATTCATCATATGGAACTCCTTCCATAATATGGAACTCAACATTAGCATCCTTTAAAGCATCTCGAAGTCTATTTGGTAATTGACTAAATAACTTATTAGTAACACCAACAGTCATCCCATCAGCATCAATGAAATCACCTGTGATGTTTAATTTGTCATTGAAGAACTCTTTAATAGTATTGGTTCTGTTTTGACCATCTAATGAAACATATATTTCATTATTTTTTAGTATAGAATTATACTTTTCGCTAGAAACAGAACCAGTAACACTAGCTTCTAAACCAGTTCTAGCGCAAGAAACAACGATAGGATTTATCACTCTTCCTTTGTTGAGAGAAAGAATAAAGTTTCTTTTCTTCTCAATTGACCAACAAGCTCTTCTTTGAAAGTTTGGATCAATATGAATTTTATTTATTAGGCTCATAAATTGATGAGCTCTTATGGATTTACGCATTGCGTTTTTCCTTTTTTTTGAAGATTGGTTCTTCATAACCCTTTACTGTTTCGTCAGGATAGTTAAGAAAACTTCAATTTTGTTTTCGAACCTATCATTTACAATATAACACACTTTGATAAGTTTGTCAAGTTATTTTATTTTTTTTTCCTCCTGTATGTAGTGTGTGAACTTGATGGAATAGAAAAATGAATGATCAGAACCATTTTCCCATATTCCAAAACTTGTTTGTTCTTTTGATTCTAAATAAGTTCTTATATTACTTAAAAGATATTTATCATTTTCTTTCTTGTGAGAACTTATACTATAATAATAACACGATTCTGTTATGTTGTCAAGTAAAAAATACAAATTTTCTTTATTTTTTTCAAGTTCACCGATTGATACGGTTCTAATTCTTGATATATTTTTTGGCTCATGTAGATTACCTACAATTGGTACAGAATTTTTAAACCAATTATAATTGGCAAGAAAATTTGCAATCGCCGAATTAGCGTTATCATAATAAGATCCTAGTGAACCTTCACCCACAATTGAAGAAATTATTTTATTATCAAAAAGCCAAATAGAATGGATCATACCCGATCTAGCATATTCCTGTAATACACCTAGTGTTACTTTATGTTGTAATTTTTGTGTTTTTGATAAAAAGAAAGGATCAGGTACAATATACATTACCTTAACCTCACGATCTTTTATTTGTTCTAGAATTGCTAGAGTTGCCCCAGAAACTTTAGATGCTCCACAAACAATAAACCAAATATCTTTTTCTTTCCCAAGTCGTAGCTTATTTGTTAATTTAGGGACGCTAGATTCGTATTCTTCGTGTGTTTCACACTTAGGTAACCCTTTACCCTCATCCAACTCTATCGTCTTATATTTGCCCAAATTCTCAAGCTTACGACATATGTTTATTCCTGCGTTTCCAAGCCCTATGGTTATCATTTTTCCTCCTGATTTTCGTTGAGCATTTTTAGTTGTTCAATTGTTAGTGCCAGATTATAAAGATCTTCTCCATCATCAATTCTTTTTTGCACTTCTCTTGCTTCTTCGAGTAGAAGAAGATCTTTATCTTTTGAAAGCTCTTTTATTATTGACCATTCAAATGCTTCTTCTCCGTGTTCATTGAAGTCCTGTTGGAGTTTGATATTGGTATGATAATTTCCTCGGAGTCTAGAAAAATGATCTCTAATACGAATTACCCCTCTTGTCGTTTGTCCAATGTAAATACGGTTATTTATTGAATTTTTAATCTGATAGATACAAGCTGGTTGTTTTTTAATATTCTTGCGTTGTTGTTTCTTTTTTCTTTCTTTTATTTCAGGTCGAGCATTATATGCTTTTGATTTTTCAAGTATTTCTTCTCTATTCTCAGCATAATATTTTTTTCTGTTTTGCTTTGTTCTTTCTTTTATTTCAGGTCGAGCATAATATTCAGAAGCTTGCTTTTTGTCTCTTTCTTTAATTTCAGGACGAGAACGATATTCGGCATCATATTGCTTTTTTCGTTCTTTGTATTCAGGACTAGCACTATATTTTTTTTGTTTTTCGAGAAGTCTTTTTCTGTTTTTGGCATAATACTTGGCTCGTTTTTGTTTTGTTTTTTCTTTTACTTCAGGTCGATTGTAATGTTCTTTCTTTTGTTTTGAAAGACATTGCTTGCATTGATTTCGATATCCATCTTTTGACTTTTTTGCCTTGTAAAACTCCGTTAATGGCTTCTCAATTCCGCATTTTGTACATTTTTTCATTTTAATTCTCCAAGGTTCTTTCCGACGTTGATGTTCACTTTGAACTTTCCTAGTTTGGTATTTTGAAAGATCTCAACGATTTCTCTTATTCTATCTTTTTCCTCAAGAGGAACATCTAATACAATAGAGTCATGAACAAGAAACGCTACGTTGGTTTTAAGTCTTTTACAGTATTTTTGTATCGCGGATGCTCTGTCAAGGAAATTATCTGAGGAGGTTGATTGTATAAGGTAGTTAAGCGAGTGGAAATCATCTGAAGGTATTGTTCTTCCAAACGGAGTAGATACAACTCCCTCCTTATAAAATTTAGATAAGACTTTTTTCTTATCATAGTAATCAGTGTCAACTGCTGTTGAAGTAGGGTTGTAGAGCCACGCAAAAATCTGTTTCTTAGCATCAGCTCGTTCAATAGTATTATTAAAAATGTTAGTTTGATTCCAATCATGTATATCCTCGTGTGGTTGGGGGTGCCCAGAGAGGTGTAGTAGGGTTCTTAACTCGGCACCATTAAAGTCAAGTTCCACAAAGCAATCCCACTTAGGCTCTATAATGTCCTTTAGTGAGGTTTTAAGGTTAAGAATAGGAAAAGACCCTTGATTAAGTCCTAAACGTCCTGTAACGGTTCCCCAAGGGTTGTAATCAACATAAGACTTACCTTCCCAATGAGACTTAACAAGATACATTGCTTTTTGATCTGTTTTAGCATGTTGTTTCCACTTGCCTTTATTGAATCTTATTTCTTGTTTTGCTATTTCTTTACACATAATGTTTATATTGTGTAATAGTCGATAATTTTTAGGCTTAGGATTGTTATCAATTACCCATTCTGTGATTTCATTTAAAAGATTATAGTAATGTTGAATATCTTTTGTTGGTACAAGGTCATAAAAGCATATATCTTCTAAGATAACTTTAGATTTTATTAATGATCTAAGGTGTGCTTTCATTTTATTTTTTCTTGCTTGTAATCTTTCTTTTAAATGCTCAGGACAAGCATCTTCTATTGTTTTTCCTTCCATAATTATTTTTGCCAGTATCACATCTCGGTCTCCAATAAGCTCAGACCAGTCCCAAGTAGCTGATAGTGATGTTGGAAGTTTTTTTAATCTTAGTTTTCCATCAGCAAAGTATCCTCTGCATTCTTTTTTGTCATCAATTATTTGAAATATCATTTATCCTCCGAATTATGTTTCTTGTTGTTCTAGTTTCTCCTGCTTTTTAGCTTGTCTGAAGAAGAAGTAATTGATCCCTCCTTCTTTTTCATAGAAAGTTGATAAGAACTGTTTGTTAATATAACTCATCGAACGATAAATGTCAACATTTTTATAATAAAAAATTGCTTTATTTTTAAGTCTTGCCATTTCAGCGGGACCAAAACCTTTATTTTCTTCAACATTTTTAACATCAATTAGAAAATTTATCAAATCATCTATTGATAAAAATTTATTAAAACTTTCATTGTTTATCTGTTGTCTTAAAACATTACATTTTACTGTTTTACCACAAACAAATTTTGTAGTTTTAATATATGGATAATTTCTAGTAAATAAGTTATATAATTTAATTAATATATTTTTAATATTATATATTTCTTCTTTATATAATCTATAATACTTTACATTATAAGTTTCTCTAGGATTATTTATCCCTCTATTTGCTAAAATACCAGGACCTCCACTGTTAGGTCTTAATTTATAGGACGACGACAGTGGATTAAAAAACATTAACCAAGGGCACTGTAAAGAAATATTGAATCCATTATCTTGAGCTCTTTGCAAATACAGTTCAAAATTAGGAGATTCTATAAAAGATTGTTTCTTTGTGTCATCTCCGCAATCTAAATCTGTAATTGAGAATACTAAACCTGTAGAAAATATGTTACTATATTTTGATTTTTGCCACGCTGTTCTTGTTAGTGGGATGTTTTTTCCATTTCTTTGAAAAAATATTAAAAAAAACTTGACAAACGATTCAAAATCTGTTATATTATTAAAGAGCTTGTTTGTTTGTAAAGAATTATAAAAATTTACATAAATATTTTGTATATGAGAATTATATAATATTTCACTATCAGTGTTATAAGATTTAAAACATTTAATATTTGATAAGTAAGGATCACTATCTATAAAACCTAAATTTGAAGGAGATAGTTTTAATGACAATTTTATATCTCTTCTAAATTCTTCAAATGCATCAACTGCAATGTCTAAACCTCTTACAGAAATATCATTTCCATAAATTATATTTTCTCTAATTGGCCATATTGAATTTAGCGCTAAATCAGTTTTTCCATAATATATATATTCGAACGCATTGTTATCAACAACTCCTGAAATTCTATTTCCGTCTTGATCTATCATAGCGTTTGCATAATATTTGCTTCTTTGTATATACAAATTTCTAAGATTAGTTGTTGAGTTAGTTGCTTTAAAATCAGAAGGCATTAATTTCCACCCTCTTCATTAGTATCATTTTCTTTCTCAATAGACCCTTTATCACTAGCTCTACCCTGAATAGTTTGAATAACATTATTGCAAATATCAGTTTCATTAGCATCTTGTGCTTCATCAGAAATATTTCCTGGTTTTTTTGGATTTATTGCTTTATCTCTACTGGTATTAGAATCAGTAGCGCTACTATATTCAAACTTGGCCTCAATATCGGTTACAAATTTTCCATTAGAAATCTTTACACTTGTTTTTGTCACAGTGTGGTATCCTCCAATACCCATAAGCCTACAATAATTTATTGGACTCTCTAGAACACCTGTGGTTTCTCTACCAGGGCTAAAAACATCAAAAAGGACGGACCCACCACCTAATGTAGCACCAGGATTTGGTCCTACTAAATAACTAGGATCTATAAATATCATTACTCCTGGGTAAAAAAGAAAATTACCAAATAAAGAAAGAGAGACGCTGTACATATTTGACAGTTGAGCATAATCTCCAAGACCCTGTGAATTTGCAGTTCTCATTTCTCTTAAATACTGGACGTTTGTTTTTTTCCAACTAACATTGTTTACGATACCATAATTAGCACCAGGTTGAAGATGTAAGATGCCCAACTGACTATCTGTTTCACCTGCAACATTGCCATGTGCGTATTTTGCTTTTGTATCCATATATATAATTTGATATGTGATTATTTGATCTGCTGGTATTGATTTGTCTTTTAAGTTTATGGGAAATAAATTTTTAGATCTCAATTTTGCTTCATTTGCTAATATAATACCACCAGCAGAATTAAAGGCTCCTTGAATTTTTCTAACAAATGCAGTTTTTGCTATATTGTTGAGATCCTTTGTTGAGTCAAGACTTCCTAGGGCTTCCGCTTGTCTAAACATTAACGATTTGTCTTCTTCTAGAGAGAAACACAAGTCAGAAAGCATACATCCACAAACGTCATTTAAGAAATTTAAAACAAAAACATTCAAAGGCATGCTTGAAATTTCTTGAGATATTATATTGTTTGCAAACCAATTTTTAAAATACTGAACAGATATAGGTATAGCGGCTATTGGCATATTTATGTCTGAAGTATCACTAAGCTTCTCACCTGGTTCTTCTGGTAGAAATTTTTTGTAACTAAAGTCTGTCAAAATATATCTTATGTTTTCTGCTCCTAGTGCTGGATTTTTTGAACCTTCATCATAAAACATACAGTCCAAAAGTGCGTACATTAAGTCACCAAAATAAAAATATTGACACTGATACAAGCCTTTTTTGGCAGTTAAAACGTTTCCATCAAACTTATCTGTTGCTTCATTTTGTAAAGATGTTTTTATTGGAGGCCTAAATGTAAATGTTCCTTTGGATTTAAAATTTTCTTTTGTTTTAGATGATTTAGTTTTATCTTCTTCATCAAGTCTAGCATCATGAATTGCCTTCATTTCTATGAGTCTTTTTAAGATGTTCATAAAAGCAGCATCAGCCTTCTCAGATCTAACATTACCTACTGCTGCTGCAAATTCTGCTCTTTGCGCAACAGTACATTTACCTTCATCTATTAGTTTTTGAAAATCTTTTTGCATTACCTGTATTTCTGTTTCTTTTGCTTGAGATATCAAAGCATTGAATCGATTTGATCTACCTATAGTATCACCATACCCTCTTAAGCTTATACCTAGTTTTACAGAACCATCCTCTTTTATGTCTATATCATGATCCATAGTACACATCATAAAAACTTCTCTTGTATTTTCTAAAGCTGTATTAAGTTCTGCTATAGAATAATCTTCACTAATTGCGCCTTCTAAAAGACTATTGTCTGTTAAAGACCAACCAACTGTAATTTTTATTCTATAATAAGTTGGGTCATAATGTTCCATTTTGTTTGAACCAGGTACTAAAGGGACTTTAGTTTTCATTACTGGGTTTACTACTAAGTCAATATATTTAAATGTGTCCTCTTTTCTAGTAACTTTTTTATTAATAGTAAATCTAGAATATGTACTCCTATCTTCAAAAAGAGTTCTAAAGTCTGTAAACACTAATGACATGTTACATGTAACATACTTATCTGCTGTAGCAGGTGTTTCTCCATCAAAACTAAAAGATAGGTCTTCAAGAGCAACGTGCCCACCTTTATTAATAAAACCAGGAGTTTTAGATCTTTTTAAGTAATCTAAAGGTTTGTCTTTTGTGTTGTGTTCTCTTGGAAAATTTTCAAAAGGTATTTCTGTTGTAATTGTATCGTTTTCAGCATTAATAAAGACTTTTTCTATTTTAATATATGGCACAAGATGGGCTTGGATGTTTGGTGTTAATTTACTAAACAAATCTGTATAGTAAGTGTTTTTTTGTTTTATTTTGCTTATTGTTGCGTGAGGAGCTTTAGATACAATATTATAATATCTACCTCCATATATATCATTTTGATGAATACCAAATTTTGCTGCATGCATCCTTGTAGTCCTGTCGCAATAATAAGTTTGTAAATTGTCCATATTAGCTAAAAGCATACATTGGTTAAAAAATCTTTGTATTTGCTCTATTCTTTTAGCTTCTTCTTTCGCTGCTTCCTCTGCTGCTTCATCAACATCGTCTTCTGCTTGATCTTTCTGTATTTTGGCTGCTTTTTCTTTTGCTTCATCAATATCATCAATTTCACCTAAAATTGATTTTAAAAATATAACAAAATAATCAGCCCTTCTGTCAAAAGCATACTGTTGGATTATCATCCCAGTTATTTCTATAGCTGTAGAATAAGCTTTGTCATTAAATTCTATAGCTAAAGTTTCAGGTACGTCAGGTTGTTTATTTAAAGCAATACCATGTCTAACATAGTTGCTGAGTATAATCTCGTTAAGTTCAGTTTTAATTTTTTTATTTGAAGTGGAGTAGGTAAAAAGATCTAGATTAGATACTTTTAAGTTATCACCATATATTTCAGCAATTTCGCTAAACTGTATATCAAGTTTTGATAAAGTTGGGTTCGAGATTGCACTCCAAAGTTCTGCCTGTTCCTCGTTTAAAGCTTCTTTATATTTTACTGATTTTTTCTCAGGAACTTCAGCACCAAACAAGTCTTCGTTTTTAAGATCTGTTTCAAATTTTCTCTGTTGGTTTTTTCCCCGTTCAACATAAATAAATTTTGGAAATTCATTATTTATATAAGAAAAGTTTTGTGTCACACCTTCTTGTATTGTAATTTCTTCCAAGATGTTGTTAGAAGGTGCTATAACACCATTTTGATCAGAAGCTAAATATGCCAACGATCTTGGTCTTGCAGAAACTATAACACCAGCTGGTATTCCCGGTAAAGTTTCAGTAGAGGTGTTTATGTTTTCTATACCATTTAAAATTAAAGATATGTAGCCACTTACTCTATTAGTATAACTATCAAGATTATAAAAACTTCCTCTTAAGCTTTTATTAACAGAATCTAAAGTCCTAGATGTTCTTATTAAATTCTTTAATACGTTATCTGGATAAAACAAAGTATAAAATGGAGATCCTTTATAGTTCTTTGCATCTCTAATAATATCTGTCATGATATCTACATAAGAACTTGGTACTGTGGAATTACCTGTATTCCATTCTTCAATACTTTTTAATAATTTTCCGAAAGGTGCTGCTGGATCATTAGAAAACCATCCTACAACTGTATTACGAGTACCGGCACTAACAATCCAGTTCCACGTACTTTTGAGTGGAGCATCAGCAAAACTGTTGTTGTTCATTCCTTCTGTTGTCGTATATCCAGCTGGATTGTCACGTTGTAATGCTACATCTGCCTCAGCATTTCTTTGATTCCAGTTTTCAACTGTGTGGTTATAGAGATGTGTTAAGTCATCAATAGTGATCTCAATACTAGAATCAGCAAGGTTACTATTATCGGTACTATCTTCCCAAATCCAAGGAGAGTCTCTATTCAATAGTTCCAATACATCTTCTACATTCACTGATGTGTTAGCAAATGGAAATATAGCCCACCAATGAAAAACTTTTCTGTGTTCTTCGCGGCTTAAATCAACAGCTTCATAAGTAGTATCAGGTTTGCTTCTAGCAAATTGAAACTTATCCTTATCTTTGGAAAAGAAAAGTCGCTTTGATATTTGTTCTATTAAACTAGGCACGTATTAACTCCAATGCTTCTTGTAGATTAGTTGGTATTCTAATTTCTTCTCCTTCACTTACATGAGACTCTGTTGGTTTAAAATTCCATTTAGCTATTACCCACCACAATGTTGGGTCTCCATAGTATGTATTGGCCAATTTCCAATAACGATCTCCATTTTTCCAAATGTGTGTTTCATATGACACACTATCATATTCTTCTTTTGTAAATCTTTGAAACTTTGGAGTTGAATATTGATATAATCTTTTAATTCCTCTATTTTCAAATATTTCACTATCTTGATAGGCATCAGATGAATTAAAAACAACTTTTCTATTAATATATCTAGACATTATTATTTACCTTTTTTTTCTTGTAGTGTTCATGGGGTACTCTCTAGAAGTTGGATCATCTTTTATATCTTTTCCAGTTCCAATATTTCTATTAACCATAGGAATACCAGACCGATCGAAACCAACATTATGATCGTGTAGAATACCAAAACTAAAACTTAGAGTGGCTCGTCTATAATAGATTACTTTGTCTTCACCAACTGTACCGTCTCCACCAAACCTTTGAGCAATTCCTAAATCAAATAAAGACTCAGCCTTAAAACTAAAATTAAAACTTTCTATATATGCTTTTAAAAAATTAGGGCCCCAAGGTGTATTACATGCACCAACAATCATATTTACATATCTTATGGCAACGATAGGAGCAGCTTTTATTATACCTGTGTTATAAGTTTTTGTGGTATTATCATAAGAAAAGTCATAAGCAGGATACAGCATGTTAGCTACCTTGTTTATAGCTGAATACATATCAGCTCCGTTTTCATTTAAATCAGTATTTGCTTGAGCAGATGAGATCATTACAGCTGATGGAGATATAACTTCAATCTCTAAAGAAAGTTTCCTAGTTGTTCCACCATAGGTAGGAACAGGGTCTATTCTCCCATAATATTGATTTGAAGACCAGTTTGAAGTATACGAATGTTGAAGATTGGGAATATGTCCGTCAATACTTACCTTGTTTCCTGAAATAAGGCTAACAATTTCAAGTGGCAAATTTTTTCCAATTGATTTTTTAGCTGATCTTGTTTCGTATAATGTTTTGTTAGGAATTCCTGGTCTGACTGATCTTGATCCTACATTTCCAGGACCATTTTCAGGACTTGCATTTTGTAATTCTCTTAAAATACTCCTTCCTGCTTCGGTTTGGGCGTAATCATTAACTTCAATTTGCGTTGCCGGGGATAATTTCGCAAGTGCAGTCTTATATGCTTGTCTGTCTATATAAAAATTTGCCACTATTTGTCTAAATCTTGTCTCATTCATTGCCATTTTTTTTCTCCGCTATTCAAATTTAGGATCAGTTCCATCCTGACCGTTAACTACTTGTTCTATATAGGTTTTTAATTCTTTTCCATCTACACTAAGAGTGATCTGCATATTATTTTTTAATGTTGCGGAAATATTAGATATTCTATCTGCCACAGCCTCACTAGCTTGAGTTATTCCAGCTGATTTGCCTGTTGTTATCAAAGCTATGTTTTCTAAAGTAGCAGAAAACGCAGCTTTATCTGTTACGTTATCTATCGCTTCATTTATGTTTCTAATAGCAGGTCCTATTTCCATCATTGCATCTTTTGTTGCTGCAAAAGCAGCACTTTTATCAACTATAGTATTAAAAGCAGTGTCTAGATTTCTTGCCGCTTCTGCAAATGCAGCAAAACCATCAGCTGCCAAACCTACAGCTAATGCGATTGCTAAGAATTGAGCTGTTCCAATCAGTGTTGCAGGATTGGCCATCATAGCAAGACTAACAGCTAGCATTGACATACCACTACTAAGAGCATATACTGAAACAGCTAGTCCTACCATTTGTGCTACGGACAAATCTGAAAATGCTGAAACAAATGCTGCTAATCCTGAAGCGGCTAGATAGATACCATAACCCGCAGCTACTGCCGCAGCACCAACAGCTAAAATAGGTACAGCTAAAGCTAAAACAATTCCAACAAAAGGAAACCCAGCAGTAGCAGCAGCAGCCATAGCAGCTCCAAAAGCCTTAACACCAGCGGCACCAATAGTACCACCTTTACCAGCAGCTGCTGATCCTACTCCTGCGGCTTTCATACCTAAACCAAATGAAGCACCTGAAGCGGCACCAGCAGCCATTTTTAAAGCTAAGACACCAATAAATATTCCTACTTTACCAGTTGTAGTTGAAAATAACTCCATGACATATGCAACAGCCGATAGTCCCATTTCAAAAGCAGCAATAAAACCATTTATCATTTCTTCATTATCACCAATTCTTTGTAACTCTATAGACAACCTAGTCATTAATGGTAAAACACCATCAATTGCTTTGTTGAATTTTTCTTGAGCATCTGCTGATGCTTGAGCTTCGGCGTTTTGTTGTTTATAAGCGTCTAACGACATTCCAAATATTCTATTTGCCTCTGCCATATCATTTATACCAGCCGCATTAGCAATTGCTTTTTGTTCAAAACGATTCATCTCATTAAAAGCTCTACCACTAGCCTGAACTGTTCCTATTAATGTTTCAATTCTTTCATCTTCTGTCATCATTAACATTTCTGTTGCTGACATTGTCGCACCAAGGATAGAATTTAACTTACCAGCAGTGTCTGCTGCTGATTCAAAAGTATCAAATTTTGCTGCTATGCTAACTAAAGAATCTACAGAAGTTCCAGCATTTCTAGCCGCAACTGCGAGACCTTTAAAAACTTCAACTGATTTTTTTCCGTGAACAGCCAAAGAAGTAGAAGCTTTCTTAAAATCTTGTGCCATTTTTTTCGGACCAACTCCTAGTTGAGTTGCAGACATAGTCAAATCCTTCATTATCTCCATTGATTCTATCATGTCTGTATTCATGGTAGTCGATAGAGTATTTAATATAGCAACAGAATCATCAACAGAAACTCCAAACTGTTCAAATTGGGTTATCTGCATACCTAGTTCTTTTCTTAAACCAGTTGAATCTGCTGTTGCTCCTATCAAACCTGTGGTTATTGCTTGATATGATGCCCCTAGTTTAGAAAACTCAACACCAGCTTCTGTTGCAGCACCAATTTGAGAGGATAATTCTTTACGAAAACCACCAGCAATACCAGTAGTCTTTTGTATGGATACTCCCATGTCATCAACCGCAAATGCCATCGCTACTGTTTTCTGTATAATGCTTCCGAGCACATTTGAAAACGAAAAAGCTTCAGCAGCAGCACCAAGTGATTTTTTTATAAAATCCCCTTTACCAATCTTTTGGAGGTCCATAACCATCTGGCCTGTGCTTTTTAAAGCCTTTGAGTAACTATTATTAGTTATTCCCAATTTAGTTGCTATACTACCAAATGCACTATTTAAACCTTTAGCTGTTCTTTTTTTAGCTTCTAGTAACTCTTTAGCATCTTTTAATAAATTATTTAAATATTCCTGTTTATCCCCAGCCTCTTCATACTTTTTATTTAATTCATCCTGTGTCATTCCCAATGCTTCAGCAAGTTCATTACGTCCTTGAGCATTTAAAGCACCTTCTTTATCTAATTCTATGGCTTTTTTTAATATATCAAATGAACGCTGATCGTTTGCCAACATTCTTTTTTGAGCACTTTCTAAAAGGCCCATATCCTCTAATTGCTCTTTCTTTAATTTGGCAATTTCTTCTTGAAGACGCTTCTCTCTTTCAACTGAAGTTTCTTTTTTCTTTTGCTCTTTTGTTTCATTATTATCTGTTGGCATGCCATGATATCCTCAACACTATTCATAATGTAAATAGTATAAAACAAAAAACCCGATAATCTATCGGGTCTTTCGAGAAGCATTTTCATATGCTTTCTTTTCATCTTCAAAATGTTTTACAATTCTTTCAAAGAACCAATACCTTAAACCAACGGGTAAATTATACAACTCAATAAACGACCAATTACCATGCTTCATAAGAACAAAGATTTGTTCATAAACAGATGATATATAGTTATCTGTTAGGCCAAAGAAAGTCTGCCCCGAAAGGCACCTCCAATTCTTGCATGTGACCACAAGATAAACAAATAAAATTGTCCTTTATTTCCACATTTGGAGAAACAGCTTTATAAACTTCTAAAAGTTTTTTTGAATCTCCAATTGGCATGAGTTCAATAAATTGATTAATTTGAGTTCTATCAGTAACTCCGTTTGCAGACACTGTCATTAGTTTATACTGATCAATAAAAGAGAACTCTGCTGCTTTTTTATTCCTTGTTGCTCTTTTTATAATAGCAGCTTCATCATCGCCTGTTAATAGTCTTATTTCTAATGTTATTTTAGAAACTGGTAAGGTAAAAACATAATTTCCTTTTTCATTCAGCTCTACTTCTTCAACATTATTTCCATTGTTAACTTTTAAGTTATTTAAGTCAAAACTAAATTCTTGTTTTGCTCCACAACTTGGACAACCAATTTTTGTATCATAGGAACTTCCATAACCAGAAATTCTTGCTGCAACTAATATAGCATTTTTGTCTCCAATTAGCATACTGTTCACTTTTATAGACTTATCTAAAACAACATTTTCTATAAACCTATCAACAGCAAGACCTTCCTTTAGTAAACTTTGAGATGAGAGAATCTCTTCATCTTTAGCTGTCATAAATCTAATTTCTATAGATTCTTTATTGTACAGAGGGTGTTCTGGTGGGTAAGGTTTACCTTTTGAAGGTAATTCAACAAATTGTGTTGGGGCCACATATTGTAATAAACTATTTGTTATATTTTGTTGTGGTGTTGGTGGCATCTGTGGCACACCTAATCGATCATCATTTCTAGACATTAAAACCTCTTGTAATGTAATAATTAGTTATATTTATTTTATTTTTAAACAACCGGCATGTTATTTTTAGGTGGTTCAGTCAGTTCTCTTTTTAAAGTAGCGTTATTGTAAGCAATGGTAACTTTTATTGTGTTTATATCTTCTGAGGAGTAATCCACATCACCCCAATCAATTTCTTTGATGTGACACCCGGTTAGGGTCCAACATTCAGTATGTACTTTATTGATATCAGTTGGATTGTCTTTATCAAAATAATCTCTTGCATTAGTAAAAACTTTATAAATTTTTATATTAGACAAAAAATTTTCAAATGTTTCTCCTGGAGTTATATAATTGCTGTTTTCTTTAATATCACTAGGAACCGAAGTTTTGTCTTCATCAGTAAATTTCAGATTATCTGAGTCCAATGTGCTTAAAGCCGCTGAATACCATTTTAGCGCTTCACTAACGCCTCCGCTATTTGTATCGAACGAATTTGATTGAAAAAAATTAGGATTTGTAGCTGTTTTAATTTGTTTCCAATCATAAATTTCCATGGTAATTTCGCTCCACTTACTTTTGCCCGGAATTGGTATAACATCAAGTTGGTATAGTTTATATTCAATCTCTCTTGTAATTTTTGGAAGATTTGTCTTGTATATCCAAAATGCATTATTACTTGGTGCACCCACAAATTCAACAAAAAATTTATGTTTTTGATAAGGAACAACAGGATTTAACCTTTTAGTCCAGAAGGTCATAATTTAAACCTCTCTTATTTACTATGTATCAAAAAAACTACCATCAGAGTCAGTGCCACTACCTGGTCCACCTGTACTTATTTGACAAGAAGCCCAATCATAAGCAAAATCTAAAGTAATTTCTCTCATTTCTTCATCACTATAAGTAAAATCTCCATATTTAACACCTTTAACAAAAGCATTATGAAGAGTCCAACTTTCAATAGGATTACCACCCTGATCAAGAATGTCTAATATAACATCAGATGATGCATTTAAAAGAAGCTCAGCTTTAGAAAATGTATCGTAATCACTTACTCCATCCCCAGAGGTTGGAATACTGTAACCAGCATCTCTAATAAGCTTAAGTGTCTTTTTTACTACATCGTTGTCACCACCTGGGTCTATTAAGGTAACAGAGACATCTTGCCACTTTAATTTTCCTGGATACTTGAATATGTGATCACTGAAATGTACTTCCTTTGGCTCTACAGTAAAACTAGGCGCAGCAAAAGTTTTGGTATACCACGCAACCTCTCCAAATATTGTTGCTTTAAATCTAAATTTTCTTTTTGGCTCAGCCGAACCGTCTTTCCAAAATGCCATTATTAGGTCTCCTATTGTTTCTATTTAATTAGTATTTTATTTTAAAATTCTACACCAGATCTGGTAATTACAAAGTCAACGGCAATAAATTCTATTGATCTAGCAGGCTTAATAAATATTTTAGCATACATTATGTTTCTATCAACAAGATCAGCTGTTGTTGTTTTTTCATCAAGTTCTAGTTTGTACTCAACAATTCCTAGTCTTCCTTGTATATCATTTAAAACTGCACTTGCTTGAAATTTAAATCTATTCCAAGTTGTTCTAACATTTTGATCGAAAAGAATTGTATTAGCAATAAGTCCAATTCTATACTTCAAGTGAATCATCAACCTTCTAACATTAATTCTGTCTAATGCTGAAGGTGTTTGTTGTAGTGTTTTTTGACCAAAGATCACAATTTGATCTAATGATGGGAATCTAGCAATTGGGTTAATATTAGCAGCATAAAGCTTGTCTCTATCATCTTTTGTCAAGTGTTCCCAAGTACCTGTTATAATTGGACCTTTTGGACCACCAAGTTCGTTAATACCACCTCGGTTAAATCCAGCTGGGGCAAACCATAATTCTGACAATCCTTGAGATTTTCCAAGAGCACCTATCGCAGCTACTGAAGGAGGCACGTATAGAACGTCATTTTGCCCTCCTACGCGGTCTCTCAGTCTTACCCAAGGGTAATAGGTAGCAGCGTAAGAATTGTTGATCACACGGCCTTCTAAGTTGTTTATGGTACCATCAATTGATCCTGCAACAGATGAGCCATTATTTTCGTAACCAGGTTGATAACCGCTAGGTATATCAATAATAGCTAAAGCATCTTGTCTATCAGAAACTAAACTTAACACCTCGTCTGTAACATCTGTGTTAGTAACACCAGGTAAAGAAATCAAATCATAAGTTACAACTTCTGGATCTGAAATTGTTTCCAACGCCTTAAAAACAGAATTATAAGCATAAGAGTTAACTCTTGTTTTATCTGTTAAGTTTGTATTTGAGAAAGGTTCAACTTCTGTAATGTCAAGACCATCAAATCCACCAAATAGTGGTACTTGAAATTGTCTAATTTTTTTAGTAAACAAACCGTTAGTTCCACCCAGTCCATTTTTTTGTGAATAAGATTGGTCCCCAGCGGAAACCTCATCATAAGAACCTGATTTATAGTAATAAGTACTTGTATTGTTTGTATCTTGAAAAATATCGTCAAGAGAGAAAATATAAGAATACTCTAACGCATCTGGGATAGAATCATTTTCTCCGTAATGATGCTTAAGTGTGTGTGAAGCATCAGAGGGAAGACTTCTTACAAGATCTATATATGAGTCGTCTCTTCTTGTAGAGGTTCCTCTGTGGTGTCTAACTCCAAACAAAGCAGTTGGAGGATAATTCTTTCCATTTGAGTTTGAATTTACATCTGTTAATCTTAAAGAAGGAAACTTAACCGAACCTACAAAGCTTGTTGGTAAATGAGCAAAAGTTGTAGCATCTCCACCACCAAGAGGAATTGTAGCATTACCTTCAACAAATGCGTGGAAAAAGTCATCTGTATTGTCTAAACCACCTGTAAATAATTCTGAAGCATCGTTTGCGTTTCCTTGGTTTGTAAATGTACCAGAAGCACCGTTAGCAAAAGCCAACACAGCTGTGTTTCCAGTTGTTCCTGCTACATCATGTGTAAGAGTTACAGTAGTTGCGGAACTACCAGCAGCAGCTATCCCAGATATTGCATTTAAAGCAGCTGCTAAATTAGTTACTGTGTTAGTAATTGCTGTCGCATCATTATCATTACCATCAACAAAGAAATCAACATTAGCAGTTTTTGTTACAGGGCTTCCACCAGCAATAGTTACAGTTATTGTTGTAGCGTCTGTAGCATCACCAGCTGTTACTGTTGTTTGGTCACTGGTTGAATTAGCAAGAAGAGTACCAGATGAAGCAATTTTAACATGAGATGTTGTTGAAGCCCATGCACCCCCGTACGCTCCAAAGTTCGCAGCATTTGTTCCAGAATCAACTCCTTGTGATCCACGAAGTTGTAGTTTAACTCCACTTGTATTTACAACTGTAGCAACAAATACACTATCAGGGTCTCCACCATTTGTTGGAGTTGCTAAAAGTCCAGAAACATTAGAACCAAATTTTACTGATTGGTTAAAAGTTCTAGCACCATCTACAGTAAGTATAGCGTTATTTTGGTCACCATTGATTACTGCGGCAATTGCTGTGGCAACATGAGCAACAGAATCATAGTTGGCAGTATTATTGTTTTTATTACAGGATATCATTATTTGATTTGCTCCTACTGTTTCTCCACTAACATCAGCCTCGTTTTTCATAACAATCTCAATAGCTGTTGAAGCTAAAGAAGTTCCATTAGCACCTTTAATAGCGGCATCAACTGCTCCAAAAGTAATTGTGAGAGTATCAGCATCAAGGTCAGTTCGAACATTATTAGAAACATGAATACCACCATTGGCTTCATCAATACCCGCAGAAACTACCATACCAGTACCAGTTTGTATCTTTCTAGAATCATCGATTGTTAACGTAGCAGTTGCTTGGGTCTTGTTATCTTCATCATCGTTATGAGTATTTGGACCTGAAGATCCTTGAATCAACGTAAAACCTTTTGGTCTAAGAGGACCATGACAACCCACAGGAAGTGCATGACGGTCATTTAGTTCTTGTTTAGCAACTTTTGTAGTAACTTCAACATAAACATAGTTTGAATTATTTAAGTACTCACCTCTAACATTATATTTTAAATTTGTTGAATCCCAAGCTAAATATTGGTCACCGATTACTTTAGAAATATAATTCTCAGATCCAGGGTCTAATGTTAGGTTAGAAAACTGCTCAACAACGTTATTGTTTTTATCACAAATTTCAACTGTAAACTTAGAGTTAGGAACCAAGCTGTTTCCTAGAACCAAGTCTTTAATATTAACTTTGTAATTATTTTGAATCCATTCACCTTCATGAATTGCAACTAATCTGAACAATTTGTCTGGAGTTTGATTTTGTGCTGTTTTTCTGTTGATGAACCAACCAGTTTTTGCTGCTGTTGCTTGCTTCTTTTGATGTCCGTAATCCAAAGATCCAGAATTTAAAGCCAAAAGAATAGCCGTTTGTTTTCCAGCAGTAGTATCAGTCCCAGCAACACTTCTTACAGATTCTTCAAATGTTTCTCCTAAAAAGTAGCTTTTATTAGTCAAGCCAAAGTTCTTGTTCGCTTTAAGCAATTGAGGGTTTGTGTTAAACTGATCTCTAATATAGTTTGAAGTACCAGGTGTAAAGTTAAAAGTAAACTCCTCAGCTGGTGTCTCACCAACAGCAGGATTTTCTGTGTTGTATAGATACATTTTGAATTTAGCAACAGAGCCACCAAGTGAATCAATCAATGTACCTGCTGAAGCAGTTGCTACACCTGTTCCAGCTTTATTACCGTACAAAGCAAGAGCAGCTCCTGTAACATAAAAAATAGCCGCTAAAGATCCTGTTGCTTTGTTTGCTGATGTTTCTCCAAATACAAAAAGACCATAAGCAGCAGCGTTATGTGTAGGTGCTCTATTTGGTGCTGCACTGTTGTCAATAGCCCATCCAGCATATTCAGCGTTTGAATTTGCTTCGCTATTGTGTTCTCCCAGTAATCTAACAAAAGTTACTGGTGTTGTGTTTGAAGCTAAGTGGGCTTGCGCAGCGTAAATTCCATATGTTGGTCCAAGAGTGTTTCCCTCTCTCCAAATATCATTATCCGAACCTCCTTTACCAGCAATTCCAATTCCAAAAACTTCATTAAAATCTTCTAGTGTCTTTACTCTAATTGGCTTCATAGCAGGTCCTGCTAGAGCTCTACCAACTATAAGTGGTCCCGGTTCGTTAGTTGTAGTAACGGGTAGTTGCGACTGGTCAACCTCTGTTAGTTGGATACCAGGTGAAACAAAATCAAATCTTCTAGGCATTAATATTCTCCTTTTTAATACAATTGTCTTTATAAATAGTTATATAAAAGTCCAAATCCCTTTAATCTCTGTAATCCTTGTCTTTCTTTTTCCAAGGTGCTTTATCTCCAAGAACTCTACGTTCTCCAGTGAATCTTATTTTTACTTGATTCTCTCTTCTTGCTATTTGAGGTCTTTTTCTGGAATATCCTTCTCCCATCAAATAGCCTAAAACTTTAATAGAAACTTTTGTTTCAAATTTTCTTTCTTCTTCTCCAATATTAGTAGCATTGTTTGTCATACTATAGTCTTGCTGAATAAAGGCTTCGTATTTGTGTCCATTTTTCTCAAAGACAAAATAATTTACTTGTCCTGTAGTGGTTATAAATGGTTGTAACAAATCATTCATCTGTTGTTGAAACTCTGTTCTTAAAGTTATGTCGTAATTTATAGTAACATACACAGGCATCGGAGTGTTGTAGTTATCATAAACAACCTCAGGGTTTTCTGGAAGTCTACCGGTTTGTTGCGAATTACTTGAAGTTTGTTGTAATAAAGAGTTTTGAAAATTTTGTGTTTTATCTTGATTAATTCTAGAAGTATTAGTAACTCCGCCACCTCTATAATCATTTTCTTCATATATAGTTGCACGAAACGATCCTTTAAAATTTGGATCTTTCATAACTGAGGCTCTATTGATTGTAATAAGAGGCAGGATTAGTTTTCCAACTTTGTCTCTTATTCTGACATCATTTTTTATTTGAAAAGTTCTCTCTGTTCCAAGCCACAAAACAGGAACTTTGTATATTCCTTTGTTGGTTTTAGTGTGTAGATCTAGTTTTTCATTAACCCATTCATAAAAACCAGTATCAATCGATTCAAATGTTGATGGGCTATGTTTTATAAATTCATCATTCTGCATTAAATACTCCATCCCTTGCTCTTATGCATTGTGCTTCTATTTCAAACTGAGTATCAGCTTGGCCAAATAAGTGTTTTGGTTCATTAGTTTTTACTATTTCGTAAAATATTGATCCATATCTTACAAAATCACCTTCTCTAACAAATAAATCTTGATCGTCTGTAATTCTTCTTTTGTGAAAAAATACCTTTAAGGCAGTTTTCTTATCTAAACCAATATTATCAATAACATTGGTCTCTACACCTTGATATTCAACTCTTGCAAACACTCGAACAGGTGGAAGAAAGGTTTTTTCTATAGCCTCTCCATATAGTGGATGAAAATTTGTGTGCTCAATATCAATTGGAAAGTATAACAGTTGTTGACCAACAACTCTTTCGATAATTTCGTCATTAACCTGTTTAACAAGGTTTTTTTCCTTCTCTCCAAGAAACATTGGAGGAGGCGGAGCGTCTAATTTTGACCATTTGTTATCATCTGACATTTATTTATCCTACAAAAATTCCCATTGGTGCTTCGTTCATAATGTTAACAGCATTATCTGTCATTTCTTTATCAGCAGCAATTAACTTTGTATATTCCGTTTCCTCAAGAAGTTTACGCAATTCTTCTTTTAATTTATCTTGCTCTTCTTTTGCTTGACTAGCCAAATCTGTCGCATTTAAACTTACATCACCACCAGGAATTGGTATATTTCCTCCAAATTTTCCTCTTATTTGAGCTAGAGTTCCTTTAGACAATGCTAGAGAATAATTTCTTATCCATTGCTTACCCATTGAGTTAATATTTTCATACGGTATATTTTCAAAAGGTATGGTATTTATATTGTTGACACCATCTTGTCCTGCGCCTGTATCTGTCCAGATATCTCCATCCTCAACAGTAAATCTAAACCAAAATTTTTCTGGTGATACACCTGATGGTATTGGGTAAAGTCTTAATTTATTATTAATTATTTCATACGAATAATGAGATGTTCTTGTGTAAAGGTGATCTTCATAAGCAATTGCTTGAAGTTTGTTGTGCCACGCAGGAATTACTTCAAAAGAAGAATCATCAGCATATTGTCCATAATTGTGAAAATTTCCAACAACATTTAATCCACCGTAATATCCATAAAATCTCCACATTTGCATAGGAGAAACATAGTACATTTTTCTTATTTTTATTCTTTTGTTGTTTATTGACCCACTAAAAGCGGCACCTGCTGATGTACCATCAATAGACATGGCTTGTACTATGCTTTGTAAATCATAGTCTTGTTGGTTAGCAACCGTTGATATAGAAGCAGAATATATAGGAGCTGTACCACCAACACCAATTTCTGTAGCAAAACTGTCACCAATACGAAAACTGGTTTCAAAAGAAAATCTAGGATATTTTAAAGCATACCCATCAGGACCTTCAGATGTGTAGCCTTGGTGATCAAAAGAACCTGTTTCTCCACCGAGTGCAGATCCAATAACATTTTTTGCTTGGTGTTGGTTTACAATGTAAGAATATTCAAGAACTGCTTCTTCATAATTGGCGTAAACATTCTGTTCGGTTAGTTCAATATCAAGAACATCACCGCCAAGTTTTTTATAAGTAAATTTAACTTGCTTGACAGCTCCAGTTATAAATTCAACAGATCCGGTGTAAATTCCTAGCGGACATGCCTCAGCTACATTTGAATGAGTTCCTGTTACAGGAAGTATGATTGCTGATTGTGTTGATGTTGGTGTTAAAGTGGGTAAAGACATACATAGAACCTCCATTCCAAGTAATTAGTTTTTTAAAAAGAAAAGCCCCAAGCAATTGGAGAGCAAGGGGCAAGAGCGGAGGACTAACACATATGCGTTAAGTATACTAAGTAACTAGTTTATTCCTCTGAAGAAGCCGCTTTTTTCTTCGCAGCCTCGGCTTTTTTCTTAGCAGCAGCTTTTTTCTTTGCTTCATCGGCTTTACGTTTTGCTTCTGCCTCTGCTTTGGCTTTTGCCTCAGCTTCCTCAATAGCAGCCTGTTCAGCAAGTTTTCTTTGCTTAGCTATCATTCTTCTACGTCCAGACATATAATTCTCCTTTATAATAAATAGTTAAGAAAACAAAAAGCCCTCAATTGAGAGCTCTTTGATTGTTTAAGTTTGCTTTACAGATCAGCTGGATCTACAAAACCAGTAATTCTGATTAACAACTTACCACTTGTAATAGCTACACCATCGTCAATACCACCGGTAAAATTACCAACTACAATTCCAGATGCTTTTTCAGGATCATCAACTAAAAAGTTTGTACCATTATTCGTAGCAGTGCTAGCATGATGAGTAATTAGTACCGTAGTGGCTGTCGGGTTTGAAGCAGTGTAGTCGCCACTACCGCCGTCAGTTCCACCAATACCAGCAGCCAAACTTGCAGCAAGATGAGCAGTGGTTGTTACGTCACTCATTCCAAAAAAGTTGTCAGTAGTTGAAGATTTATTTTTTGATGAATCTGCTACAATATCAGTTGTATTGGCGAGAGCATCATTTTGCTGAAGCCTGATTCTAGTAATACCAGATACTATATTATCTATATCTGCATTTGTACAATCAATAGTTGCAGTTGCTTTTTGACTAGTAGCACCACCAGAAGTCAAATAAAGAAACTTATTGCTTAACTGATTTGCTGTAAAATCTGTTCCTTGAACTGACATTATCTCATGTTGACCAAGTGCTCCAATATTTGCTTTTAAAAGAGTATCGTTTGTAGCGTCACTTCCTAGTGATCCATCGTTACCACTAGAAGTATCGCCATCTAAATCACCATCACCAGCAAACATTAAATCGTAATCGGTTAAAGTACCATCAGTAATTGCTTCAAGACAAATAGTCTCAACTGTGGTTACAACACCAAAAATTGAATTTTTAATAGTACACAAAAAAGAAGCTCCAGATGCTGGTCCAATAGGATCAGCAGCAGCTAATGCTTTTGTTTTCAATCCAGCAGTAGATGAACCAAAATCAAACAACAATTCACTAATTAACTTTTGCCCTTCTCTGTGTTGCGTTGCATATACTAATGCTTTCTTCATGGCTTCAGAAACACCAGAGTCAAGATTAATACCTTTCTTTTCTACGTCAAATAGACGTTTTCTTGCTAATTTTTTCATTCCCATGTTAAAATCCTCCTATAAGTCCGCTGGGGCTACAAAGCCGTGAAGGTAAATAATAATTTTACCTGTTGCCATTGGCGAAGAAGCAGTCATAGATTCAGCACTAGCAATGTATAAATACTTACCACTCAATTCGTTTGCGTCCAAGCCAAAAGATGTGTCTGATCCTAGTACACGAACACTGTGAGCCATGGATCCCGCAGCAGCTCCACCACCGTTGGCAGTATTTTTTGCTCCATCAGCGATACCAGTAGCGGCAGCACGACCAACAACATCAATTCCATCACCAGCAATGTCACCTGCACCGTTTTCAATAATTTCAGTAACAACTACTCTAACTTCTGTTATAATTCCATATTTAGCAACAGTTAGTTGAGTTATAAAAGAAGGTAGTGAAGTATGACCTATAATGTCTTCATTGTCTCCACCACACTTCAATGGATTAGCAGAAGCAGCCAAATCAATAGCTATTTCTGTTATAATTTCCTGTCCTTGTCTATGTTGTGATGCTGAAATAATATTTTGTTTAATACCGGCACCAGCTTCAAGATCAATTGCTTGACCTGCCTTTTCTACTTCATATAGTCTTTTACGACTTACTCTTCTTGATCCCATAATATATTCTCCTTTATTAAGATTATGGACTTGTTGCTTGGTTCGAATCTACCAGCCCCGTATTCCGGTAGAAACAATGAGCAGGGGCCTCGCTCAAAGGAGACCAAGCTTCAAGTCGTAGTAAATAGTTTTGAAAAAAAGAAAAGCCCCAAGGAAAATCCAAGGGGCTCTTGTGATGAATTAATTCAAATAATCAAAGATTATGAAGAATATTCTTCACCATTAAGACCACGAACAATTACAAGACCGTACATATCAGGACGAACCATCTTCTTACCGTATCGAGTCATTACACCTTTACGAGGTACAAAGTCCTCAACACCGAAGATTGTAGGTGTTGTTTGTAGTGGAACGTAAGGAGCATAAACGTATCCTGATTCTAAGAAAGAACCACCTTTACGTCCAACAAGAATAGCATTTCTTGGGAAGTAAGGATCAACGATGATGTCAAACTTACGAGAAAGAGAACCAACCTTAACGGCACCAATGGTTCCTTTGTCAGCATCAGCTGTAACGTTTGCACGATATCCAGAGGTAAACTCAAGAATGTTAGCAACTTCAGGAGAACAAACTACATAGTTAGCTCCACCACGAAGTGTTTTCAAGTGGATTTGTGCAGAAACGTCGTTAATGGTTTCAATAAGAGTTTCGTACCATTCTGAAACTGTTCCTGTAAAGTCAGGAGCAGCAGAAGCAGCACCAAGTTCTCTACCAGTTGCTCTGTTTACAAAAAGACCAGGCGAACGAGACCAGTAATATGTTGCAGCAGTTGCACCATTTACAAGATCCGCAAGAAGTTCACGGTCAATTTCCAAAGCAATTTGCTCAGAAAGAATAGAAGTTAATTCAACCTCAGCATCAAGGTTATGATAAGCGTTCAAGTCTTGACCCAACTCAGGTGTCCATTTAGCTTTAAGCTTTTTGGTTTGAGCTGTGATCGCAATTGAATCAACCTTGATGTCGATTTCTGGCAAATCTTCTTTTCCTTCAAGAGGGTATGTGAAACTATTAATAGCTCCAAGCCCACCAGATTTTTCTGAGTATGCATCTTTTTTGCCATAAGTAAAGAACTCTTTAGCAAATGATACTGGTGACGATGAAGCAGGGTTAAAACCATCTGTAACAGATAGTGATGGTGATGTAGAATCAACCATTATAAAGGTTCTAACACAAGCAGCTTGAGAATCAATAGCTGATTGCAAATTAGCACCTAAAGATGTACCAGCAGCAATTCTTTTTGTCAAACGTCTAACTTGCTTCATAGCATCTACAGCAGCATCGTTATCAGTTGTATTAAAACTATCATTACCATTTAAAAATTCTGTAATATTGTTACCAGCTGCAGCTCTTCCTTCAATAACATCCATAAACACAAAAGAGCTTAAGTTATTAAAGTCAGCATCAGTAAAGTGATCTTCAGCAATATCAATTACTACCATAACATCACTAGATGTGTTAGCTAAAATATCTGGATCATAGTTCAAAATTTTCTTTTCATCTTCTGAAAGATTACCATCAAGTGTGATAATAGCTTTTACATCAATATCAGTAGTAGCAGTACAGTCAGCGTTCAAAGATCCTGTAGCTGATGAATAACTATAACCAACCATGCCACGAGGACCAGATTGATCTTCTTGTAAGTCTTGACCTACAATGTTAACACCACCTGTAATTTGAGATCCAACTTTGTCTGTACCGTAAATTGATTTATCAACTACGTTACCACCTCTAGAGGCTTGAGAACTAGCTGCTCCTAGATTATCAGAATAAACAAAATCTAGGAAGAAGATAAGACCACTAGGAAGAGACATCGGTTGAACCGATACCAAATCGTTTGCAATCAAACCTGCAAAAACACGACGAACAATTGGAAACGCAACTGAAGCAAAACCTTCAATTCCATTACCGCCCATCGAATTAGATTCGCGAAGAAGTTCCTTCGCTTGATTTTCAAGAAGTCTCGCCATATTGTGCTTAGAAGCTTGTGTATCAAGCCCTTCAAGAAGTCCGGTAGCTTCCCACTTAGAAAGTAAAGCAGCTCCTTCTTTTTTAAGATCACGATTAACGATGCCTTCTGTCAATTTTTCAATTATAGACATATTAATTTCTCCTTTTATATTAGTCTAAGCCAGCAAGTTTTTTCATACGAGAAGCAAAGTCATGCGACTCGGATACGTTTTCTTGCTTGCGTCGTGGCAGATGTGCGGAAAGAACTTGCTTTCTCTGTACTGACTCACTAAGTGATTTTGGTCCACGCTCTTTAGGTGTTCCCACTGTAGTTTCTTTAAGAGTTGTGTAAAGAGTTTTAGCTTCTTTCAAAGTCTCTGCCTTAGCGATGGCTTCAACAATTTTGGTTTTTTGTCGCTCATTCAAGGAGGCATCGCGTAAAACTTTATTGCTATACAAAAGTCTAGCATTTTGTAAAATCATTTCTTCTAACTTACCTTTCATGTCATCAAGCACAGTTTTTAATTTTTCTTGTTTGTCTTGATACATGAGGATGGAATTGTTCAATTCTCCAACCTGTTTTTCTAATTCTTCAGCTTCTTCTTTATAAGCTGAGGATTCCTGTTTTGCCATTGCTAATTGGGCATCATATTTTCTTGCTGAATTGTCTGTCACAACATGACCATGCTTAACTTCATCGACATCCACAACAAGAGATTCATCTAATAGTTCTTCTTCCTCTTCTGTTTCCAATAAAGCAAGAAGCTCATTCAACATTTCATCTTCATCATCTTCATTGGACTCTTGTAATAAAGCATCAAGCCCTCCACCAGCATCAGCACCAGCATCAGCAGCAGGTTCTTCTGTAGCAGGCTGCTCAGCACCAATATCCGCCGCAAGTGATTCAGGTTCTTGAGCTGTTTCCTCTTCAGTTACTTCCTCTTGCTTCATTATAGATTCAAGATCTATTTGAAAATCTTCCGGATTAAATTCATACTCCATTTCCATTTCAATTGGTTGATCTTGAGAAAGCGAAGGATCAGAAGCATATGGTACATCCATATCTTCGTTTATTACTTCTTGCGACTCTTTTCCTTCTAACAATTCTTCAACAGCAGCTTTGATTTCTGTTGAATATTTGTCAATTACGGCTTGTTCCGCATTTTTTAATGCAGCTTCTTTTAGAGCCTTTGCATCAATAATAGCTTGTTCTAACATAGATGACATCTATACTCTCCTATTTAAATAAACGTTTATCACAATAAATAGTTTGATGAATAGGAAAAGACTTATTCAATGTCAAGACAGAGATATAGTACATGTTTTTATTAGCTGTTCCAATCAAAGAGCCATACACATGCAATGTTTACATTTCCAAAACCGTTTGTAGGATCTAGACGAATACCGAGAATTTCACCTTGGCTGAAAGTAGAACCAGAAAACTGCGCTTGATAGCTTGTATTGGCGGCAGACATATTTACTCCAACGGTTTCTACCGCAGTTGTGTCCAGATTTTCTGTGTCATTAGATGCCTTATGGAAAGATATGTTTGTTTGATTTGCCGCTGCTGTGGCTCTAATGGTTACACTTAAAAGCTCTCCATCACAAGGAGCAAGGAACTTGTTATTTACACCAGGGGTACCATTACTTCCCGCTGCATCCCACCTAACGTATTTTGGATCGGCAGAACTCTCCGTGTACTTGGCAGTGTTAATAAAACGTTGTTTTGCATTAATGTTACCTGTTGCTTTAATACTTCCACTAACATCCAGAGCTTCAGTAGGAGCAGCAACACCAATACCAACTCCACCCTCCGAACCGGATATAACCATCCTTACTGAACCGCTAGTCTCAAAGCCAATGTAATCTTCTCCAAAATCAATTTTTGTGTCTCTTTGTTCATCATCTGCTGCTTTTAAATCTCCAATTACTTGAGTTCCTTTTGAGTATTTATATGACATATTTTTCTCCTTTTTCAATAAATAGAAAAGGTCGAGCAAAAACTCGACCTTCCTTGAGAACATAAGATAATAATCTTTTAATAAATTATACGATTGACCATCTACTATTGTGGCATCTTAAAAGAGTAATAGCAGCGTAATCTGATTCAAGAACAACTTCGCTTTCACCGTCAATCTCATCCGAACCAGAAGCACGAATTGTTAAGTTGAATACTGAAGCATTACTTGGAGCTTTAATATATAAAACTTCACCGTTATTCCATGAACCTGATAAGTTGATAGTAGTATTAACAGAAGCAGATAATGCATTAGATGCGCTAGAACCAGAAGCTACAAGAAACCCTGTAACACCATTTGGGTTATAAGCTACTGAAGAAGTAGCATCATATTCGTTGTAAGCGAATCCTTCTGTTGTATCAGCTGAATCAGCAGTAACACCAGTTTGGAAGTAAGTTTTTAGGTTATCAGCTCTAATGTGCTTCATAACACCACCGTCATTCATAAGAAATCCATCAGCATCATCGCTAACTGTAATGCCAGTGTTTAGGGTAGAATTACCATCTAGAACTAAGAATTCTGCTGGAGTTACTACACCTTCAGCAGCGCTTAAACTACCTTTCAAAACAGCAACACCGTAATCAGTAGCAGCATTTAAAGCAGGCAAGCTAATAGTAGTATCAGCTGTTGGGTCAACAACAGCAAAAGTAGTTTCATTACCATTATTAGAGACACCTTCAAATTGAAGAGAACCAGTAATATTGATTGTTGAAGAATCAACTTGAACAGTTGTACCATTAACAATTAAGTTTCCAGAAATGGTTACATTGTCAGAAAAAGTTTTGTTACCACCAATAGTGCTATTTAAAGCAAGACCACCATTGTCAATAACCAAACCACAGTCAGCACTAGAACCTGAAAGATCAATTTGAAGACCATTAGGATCAATTTCAATACCACCAGAAGCTGATACAGCAACAGATAAACCATCAGCGTTATAACCTAAACCACTTTCAGAACCTGAAAGCTTAATTCTTAATTCACCAGAATCACCAGAACCAGTCAACTCAAGACCAGAGGTAGCAGCTAAATCAATAGCAATTTTACCACTGTCTTCAGCAATACCAGCACCAACTACCTGAACGGCATTAAGCGAAAGACCAGTTTCACCCACTTGAAGAGAGTTGCCATTTAATTGAATAGCAAGGTTTCCTGAATCAAACTCAAGACCTTTATTATTCGCGAGAGCAATCTCAAGACCTTCAGCGTGAACGTTAAGACCTTTATTTGCTCTAAGATCTAAATCTAAACTACCACCATTCGCTTCTAAACCACTACCAGCGATACCGGTAGCATCAGTTATGCCAATAGTAGAACCAGAAATCTTACTGTTGGCAGCAGTAACATCTCCTTCTTGTATAAGAGAACCACTTAAACGAGCAGTTCCTAATTGAAATTTGTAAGCCATATTATAATCCTCCATAGAAAATATGTACATAAGTAAGAGGGACAAAAGCCTTCTCGAACTTTAAATAGAATCTAGATTGCTAATCGACCTAATAAATGAAGAATTTGTCAGTACCATTTGAGTAAATATTAACAGCAGCAAAGGGTGATTCTAGTACTATAGAACCTTCTCCGTCAATTGTTTGAGATCCTGATGCTAATATAGTTATATTTTTAATATTTGCCGCTCCACTCTCATCTTTGACTGTAAAATATTGACCGGCAACATAATCACCTGCTGATGGAAGTCTTATACTAATCGGTGCTGTACCTGAGACTCCAAGAATAGAAGAGGTGATTGAAGCAGTTATGGTAGAAACAACAGCATCTCTAGAAAAGTTAATCCCACCAGGTATTGTAACTGTTATGTTTTCACCACTTGGCTTTGTTGCAGTTACACCCGTACCAACAAAGTCAAATGAAACAGCTGCTGTTGATAGGTTAGATCCTTCATCTTTAACTGTTATGGCACTACCTCCACCTTCTCCAATAGAAGAAGACAGGTCTGTTAGTTTTTCATCTAGGTATTTTCCAACATATACATAGGCAGATGCTGATGTAGGTAGCTTACCAACACCACCTGCTACCTCATCATAGTCTTGAATAAAAATAGTACCAGCATAGTAGTCAACAGTCCAGTCAATATTGTCTGTAAAACTAATTTCCACACCACCAGAATTAAAAAGTTTTAATTGATAAGGATTTGGGTTCTCGGTAGAAACAAAGGGTGGTACAATTTGTAATGCACCTCTAGAGTTATAAACTCTGGAGTTGTTTGTAAATGGAGCAGACCCAGAATTTGGATTAGAGCTACTAGTTTCATAATCACTAGCTAGTTGAAGATAATATCCATGGACACCAAAATCAGATGACTCATCTCCCTGTCCTCCTTGTGCTTCCTGATCAGCATCGTATTGAGTTGACGTATCTGGTTTAACAGCAAAATAAACTTTTTCAACTGTCGCAGGAGCACCAGCTGAAGCTGAATACAAAGTGTAAAATGCGTCACCGGGATCATTTGGTATAGACTCAGCGAAAACACCTTCTCCGACAACAGTAACATTTGAAGGATATGGTTCATTAGATATATCTTTCTTATTAGATGTATGAGCTTTACCCAAAACTTTTTTGGCAGCATAATTTGTTAATGTTAAATTTGATTTTCTAGTAGTCATGATTTACCTAATAAGAAGCAGTTATGCTGTTTAAATACCCATTCCAATCTTTATGAGCAGATATTTTTAAAACCAATAATTGGTTTGGCTTCCATTCTTTTGTGCCCAAAGTGATTGCTATATTAGAACCATCACTAGCATCTTGATCTAAATTTCCGTTTCCACCGTTAAAGACACCAAAGCCATCTGTTGTAGGATCTATACCTCCTTGAGGAATAGCAGCATCACTCCAAGCAGTTGATCGGTCATCATCTCCGGTAAAGGCAGGATCAGAAGGAACTTTAAGTTCTATGTTTATTCTATTATTAAACCCTAAAGCACCATAGTGCGCTTTAGAAGGATCTTTTCCTACAATACTAGCGTTCCCAGTAACGTATAAATTAAAGTTTTGTACTGTTAAATCACCAGTATTTTTAAAATATCTGTAGTAACTTCTTGTATCCTCTGACAAAGAGGAATAATCTGGATTACCAGCAGGAACTTGTAAAGAGGCATCTCCTGTATTACCAGACACACCTATTCGTAATGGAGATATCAAAAATCCATTTACTGTAACCATCCCATCTCCATGAGCATTGGCAGCGTTCATGTGAGTTTGGGAATTCCAGGTGTTAGCAGAGGAGGTAACAGACTCTTGATTGGCATAGTTACCTGAAACTATTCTGTATTCTTCAACATTAAAGTCTTCGTTACTACCAGAGTTAGTTGTTCCATGTGAAATTGAACCAGAGTAAACAAAAAGGTTGCTTTTTGTCGCTGAGTTTGTTGTTTTGTCTGTTTTAAATGGATGTAGAATCCTACCCGTGGTTGTGACACTATTAACAGTAAATAATCCAAGTCCCCCACTTATTGATGGAGTTGACCCGTTGTATTGCAGAGTACCAGTCACTTGTATATCTGTGAGATGACAATTGCTTGAGCTGTTTAGCAAAGCCATAGGTGCTGTGGAAGCAGCTGTAGTTGTCGTGCTGATACCAGATCCAGATGTTCTTATACTAGTAACTGTACAATTAGTTGTGGTTGGAAAACTAATAGCACTTCCTGTTGCGTAAACATTTCTATAAAAATTAGAGCCTGAGAAATCAAAACTTGCTGTTGGATTCGCAGCATAATAAGCAATTCCTGATTGATAATATAAATCTGTGTGTCCAAAGTCAGATAAAACTGGACTAGATATTGCGGTATCATCTGTAGATCCTGATGGGTCTACAACCCATTCAACATAATTAGTAACTGTATCAGTTGGACCAATTCTGTGCACTACTCTAGCGTAATTCCATCCAACATTTTGTTGGTTTGTACCTATACTGTATGTACCTGTTCTATATGGCTTGGTGTAGTCTGGAATACCATCACTAGTGGTAGAAAACCCAACAGCACCAAGACTAAAACCGGTATTTGAAGATAAGTTATTACCAGCATCAAGACTATCTAAGGCAATTGTACTAGAAGTCAATCCATTAACTATTAACAATAACGAACCAGTGAAGGCATCTTTAAAAGAATTAGCTGGATAATTGTTACCATTTGCATTGATATTTTCATTTAAAGTACCGCCCATAACTTCAGTAGCTTTAAAAACTCCTCTTCTTGTTGTACCCTGATCATCGTATTCACTGTTTATATTGAAGTTACTCAAACTAATAGAAGAACCAGTAGCATTGCTGTATCCGGCAACAACATTGTTGACTCCAAAAGAAAGTTTCGCATCTATACCAGCCGTATCGTCAAGATCAATGTTGTCTAGTTCAATGCCAACATTTGTAGTTGTGTTTGTTGTTGCACCAACCGAGAAAGAAAGTTGATTTATATAACCACCCCAAGTTTCATCAGCTACCGCCTTTATCATGATAAACTCGTTATTACCTACAGATTGCGTACCAAAAGTAATATGATGTATATTGTCACCAGAGTCAACATCATTAGAAGCACCAGAAATTAGACCTCCATCTCCATCAGAGGTGTTACCATATGTAAAGTTTTGTGAAATATCCATCCACCCAGTAGAGCCTGGAATTTTGGCAAAGAAATGCATGTTAGACGCACCAAGTGATGAATTGTTGTATGTTGTAGAATTTTTTGTAGAAACTATCTTCATATCTCTTTTTGAAACACCAGATGAGTTTGTAACAACACGATAAAACGTTCTTGTGCCTAATGGTGTATCATTAATGTAGTCTGGTTGAGATGATCCTGATGCATTAAGCATTTCTTTAAAATCACCACCATTCGGTATATCATTATCAACAGGGCTGTATAACCTTTGGTTGTGAAACAACAAACCATCTTGATGACCATCAACATTGGAACCAGTCATGTGAGTTTGTGAGTTCCAAGTGGCAGCAGCGGCATTTACAGAACCTTGTGTATCATATGAGGCAGAAACTTTTCTAAATGATTCATCATGAAATTTTTCTTCTAGATTAGTGCTAGCTAAGTTTCTAGTTTCTAATAAGAATCCATTAGCTTCAGCAGAACCTGTATTAGTGATTGTATTTTTTAATGGATGTGTGACTGTTGTGTTACATGACATCGTGCCATTAAACAAAGTTGTTTGATTAAATGCCAAAGAACCAGTAACACCTAATGTTTTTGTTCTATCCTCACCACCACCTAAGTCGGTAACGGCTTGAGAACCTGGAACAGAGCTGTTCGATGTTGCAAATGAAATAGGTGTTCCACTAGCAGCATAAACATTTGAATATAAATTAACTAAATCTACCTTGTACTTTGCGACAGCTCCTGTGTTGTACTTAACACCAGAGAGATATTTCTCTCCCGAAAGCCCTACATCTTCTATTCTACCATTTGAAGCAGACATGTTAGCAATTCCTGCTGCTCCTGATGGATCGTTAATCCACTCTATGTAATTTGTTTCATTGTCTGATGCTAGAGAGTGAATTACTCTAGCATAGTTCCAACCAACCTTTTGTTGATTAGTATCTATTTTAAACTTGGCTGTTCTGTGTTTGAATATGTACCACTCTGAGTTATTACCATCAAAAGATGAAGCTGTGATAGATACATTAGTAAACCCAGATTGATCTGTTAAAGAATTAGTAGAACCTGTGTTTGGATTACCTGAGCCTGCTAAACCAGACAAACCTACAGAGTGTATAACAGCACCGTTTAATTCTAGTTTTAAAGTTCCCTCATTGGCATTGCCAAAAGCATCATTGGAATAAGCTGTATACCCATTTGTAATTGACTCAACAACATGGTGATTAATCTCACCTGTTATATCTTGAGTTCCATCATAAACACCAAGTCTAAGATTTGAACCAGAAACACTAGCAGAATATATACCTGTGGCATCCACAGCATCAAAACCTGCCGCTGTTGCAGAAGAAGTATACCCAGCAACCACTTTTGAAGAACCAAAGGATAATTTAGCTGTAACTCCACTAGGCACCGAAGAAGTTATTCTAGAAACAGATGGTGCCGGAGTTGGTGCAAGAATTTTTAAAACTTCGTTAAATCTATCAATTGGTGTACCAACAGCAGTATCTGTGGTAAAGTCAGTAAAGAGACCATCACTATAACCATCTTCATCCTCAGCAGCACCAATTGTCCCACCAGAACCACCACCGCCAGCATTAACTGTAACAGTCACATCATCACCTGAGTTTGAAGCAGTAACAAAAGCACCAACGAAATTGATACTAGATGCACTAGTTGTAATGTTTGAGCCTTCTTCTTTGATGATTAAAGGGCTACTAACATTAGTAAGATTAGAACCATCTCCATGGAAAGAAGAAGCTGACACCTCAACAGAAGATGATATCTGACCATTAACTAAAATAGAACCAGTAAACTGATGTATATCTCCTGAGGAGTCGCCAAATTTTGTAGAACCTGTAACAGAAATATTTACCACATCTCTGTTCTCAACGTTAATATTTAATTCATTTACATTGATTGCACCAGAAACATTAAGAGTTCCTGTTAAAACCATTGTAGATCCATCAAATGTTAAGTTGGATTCTGCTGACATGGTGCCATCACCATCTGCTGTTAATAATCTATTATTACCATCATTAGCAATACTCACAGATGTTATACCTGTAAGGGCTGATCCGTCTCCAAGAAAACCCGAAGCTGAAACATGAGTTGATGCTGTGATTGCTGTGACAGAAATTGTACTAGGTAATCTAGCATTATTCAGTGTTCCCGCTGATATATTTGAGGCATTTAGTGCTGTAAGATCGCTACCATCACCATAGAAAGCCGATGCGGTTATCCCAACAGAAGCTGATAAATGTCCTTGAATATGTTGAGAACCAGTTAACTGTAAGTTGGAATTAGCATCAAATGTAAGTCTAGTAGAACCACTGAAAGCAGTTGAACCTGCTTCCCTTAATTGAACTGATCCATCTGTTCCTTGTGCAGCGGATATGTTACTTCCACTAATATATGCCCAACCAAATTCACCCATCTATACCTCTAAATTGAATTAACACCTAACCAGATACTATAACTACCAGCAGCTCGTGTGTCACTAAGAGCAGTAGCAACTGCTATTCTTTCAACGCCTTCGATTGGGATTATAGCTCTAAAAGTTGTATCTTTAGAAACAGCTGGTGTTACGATATTTTTGTACACAAGAGCATCACCATTTCCTTGTGAAATAGGGATTGTTAATGGTGCCCATTGTCCTCCGAGAGATGAGTTATACCCATAAACGGTTACGGTTACAGCTATACCACTTCCAGGATCTCCTTCTGTATTTAAGCCATCATTATCTATAACAATATGCAGATTTTTTTGTGAATTGAAATTTTTAAATCCATCTGTGGCTGATGTTGGGGCTGATATAGTTGCGGTTTGAGCACTGTATGCTGCAACTGTGCCTCCGGGATCTGCAATATTAACAACATTTCTTGTCCTTGCTCCGGCTTTGTAATTGTGTACTGACATTAATAACTCCTTAAAAACTATTGTAAATAGTCTATTTTTTTCGTTTTTTCTCTTCTTTTATTCTTCTACGAATAGCTCTTTCTTTAGCTCTTCGTCTTTTCTCCGAGGGCTTTGTATAATGTTGACGATCTTTTATCTCATCAATAATCCCAAGTTTTTTACATTTTTTGATGAAGCGTTTTACTACTCTATCAATATTGTCTTTTTTTCTTACCCTATACGTGTAATTATTCGCCATTTTTACCTGCCATTTTTTGCCATATTAATGAAGACTTCCCCATAACAGAAGATATATCAATTCCAGGATCATTTGGGTCAACGTCTGATAGAGCTCCTCTTCCTGATTCTTGTGGAGCAGGGGCAGGTGTTGTGCCTTCAAAAAGGTTAACACCGTTGTAAGCATCTTTACCAATAGCTTCCATCATTTTTTTTCTTTGTTTGGTTAATCTTTGTTTTGCTTGCTCGTCTGTTTCATATTGAGGTTGTTGTTTTTTTGGAAACCTTTGTTTTGTTTCAACGATTGGTTCACCAACACCTTTAACAACTTCACTTATAATTGACGAAAGAGTACCATCTTCGAATATTACTTCTTTAATGCACTCTTTTATTAATGGTTTAAGTATTTTTTTTAATTCTTGCTTTTTCATTAGTCCCTCAAGATCTTATTAAATAGATTATCAATTTCATTTTCCTTGCTTTCAGCAATTTTAAATTTAACTGCGCCTCTGTTTATGCCTGATTGTTTGTTTTTCGGATAAACATAGGCATCAGGTGTAGAAGGCTCAGCAACAATGTCAAAACAGATTAGCTGAAAGTCCTCTTCTACTGTAACATTACCCATTGACTCTTTTACAGAACCGAGCCCACGAGAAGAAATACCAAGCTTTACACCAGCATTGATTAGGTCCTTAAGAATACGACCCGAAGGTGTGTCAAGAACTTTAATCTTGCCCATAACATCTTTACCTTCCCACCAACAATCAGTAATCATATGAGATACATTCTTTAGATTAATTACAGAATCATCAGGGTGGTCAAGTTCTCCTGTGGCTCTTCCATCAGCAACAATCTTTTTGTAGTTTTCCATTTCTTTTTTAAGAACTTTCATTGGATAAACACGTCCATTACCGTTTTTCTTGTCAGCAGTTTGAATGCGACCAACAAGATAAACAGCTCCCTCTTGGATTACCTCGCGCTTTTGAGCTTCGCTCAGGCGATCAAGGCAACGTCCATCGGGACATAGTTCAAAAAATTCTGTTAATAATTGTTTACTCATCTCTTTCTCCATTTAATGCGGGCGCAACCCGCTTGAGTCAGCTGCCTGAACAGCAACGACGAACTGGTTGTAGCATCCATTTTTTATTCATCTTTATCTCCAATTTTTGAAATGCGAAAGCCGAAGTCATCAACCAACATAGAAATTAGATAAGATGTTCCAGCTGAGATCCAACCGCAAATAAAGAAATTAGCGATTGTATAATCAAATGTAAATAGTTCTGTCCACCTGTTAATGCAAAATAAAAAACACCCAACCCAAAAGCCAACGCACAAAGGGCAATGAAAAAGAGTGTTCCATTTCTTTGTGTAATCTTTTTCGGGTCGGATGTCTTCAAAAATCTTGCCGTAAACAAGAATAAATGTCAATCCATAAGCAGTAAGTATAAAATTAAACATCAAACCTCTTTTAAAACAATCCAAATTTTACCTTGTTTAAATTGTTGGTTATTAATTGGTTTTTTCAATTTATCATTTTTAATCATTTCTTTAAATTCATTAAAACTGTTTATTTCTATCTTATCATCTTCTGGATATAAATAATACATTTTTAATATTTTGAAATCACCAGAAACTATAATTTCTTTTTCAGTGCCTTCGTAAACTGAAAACTGGTCTACATCTGCTCCTTTTGTAAGTGAGGGAACATGAAGAATAGTTGCCCAACCCTCTGATTCACCAGTTGAGTTTACAAAATTTAAAGCTGCTTCAACATCGGTAGAAAAAGAGGACAATTTTCCAACATTAATTGTTTTACCAACTGCATAAGTCTCCAAACCAGGAAATTTACCTGTTTTTTCTGGTACATTCATACCTCTCCAAACTTTTACTGGTTTTATTTTGGACTGAGCTAGTTTGTTTAAAATAATTTTAGCTTTTTTATAAGTTTCTTTTGTCGGAGTAAAAGAGTCTTCGATACCATCGTTTATTATCCTTAAAAGTTTAGCTTTTTTTTCATCAAAATTTTCAGGATTTCGTATAGTTGGGTAGTTAGCGCCTGTAAATAACCCAATAGCTCTGAAAATTTCTCTTTGTAAAGGGGTGTAAGATTTTACTATAGCGTCTTTTAACTGCAAAGTTATTTTTTGAATTTCTTTTTCTTTTACTTGAAGTCTTGTTTCTGATTTTTTTCCAAATAAAGATCCTATCAAGTTTTTTATATTATGATAAAAATCGGCAAATATATCATTTGAAAACTCTATATCTTCTTTTTCCCATTGTGCTTTTCTTAAAGCATAGTCTAGTTCTTTATGTTTTGCTATTCTAGCCTTTAGAATTTCTTGAGTTTCGCCATCTCTCATTTTTTGTAACTCAGCTTGTAATTGTTCAACAGTAATTTTTTGCAACTGTTGAATTGAAAAAGATTGCTCATCAGTCTCTTCTTTTAAAACCATTTCAGATAAATTTAATTCTTTTAAAAATCTAGGTTTTAATTGTGATTCATCTAAAACTATTTTTGTTTTTTTAATTTTTATTTTCATTAATAAGTGTATCTCCCATATAAGTATGGTGCAAAAAGATTGTTTTGTTTTATAGAGCCCTTTTCCTCAGCATGAGGCACTTCGCCTAGTTCTGTGCTGTTCTCAGCATCTGGTTGTAACTGTGAAGCTTGAAAAGTATCATCATGACCTTTTACCATTTTTGAAGACGGTGCTTCAGATTTTATCCATTCTGATAATTGATATACAGTAGATTTAATTGGATCACGTTCTTTTGATTCATGAATTTTTCCCTCAAGAGATCCATAAACATTTCCGCCTTGAATTGAATCATATTCAATAATTCCATTTTTTCTCATCCATTCCATGAGACGAGACTCAGCACCGTAAACCACTTCTGACATTAATTCCTTTGGAAATGCAACAAGTTTCTTTTTTTCAACCATAAGCACAATGTCAATATCAGCATGGTCAAATATTAGTAAGTCTCCATTAAGAGCTTTACGAATATTCATTTCAAACTTTGTTGTTCTTTCGTTTGGGTTGTTTATTTTAATACTAATTGGTGGTGGCACAATATTTATCTCTGTGTCACCTTGAATACGTACATCTAAGTCTCTTTCCTCAGGTTCAGTTTTTACATCAATACCAGTGGGTTTTAAAATATCAATTCCAATATCTTCGTTTAATATGTCTGTGATAATGTCTTGTGGCTTTTTATACATCTTATTTGATCTCCGATAATAATTGTTGAATATGAAAAATATCTTTAACTATTTCTTCAGTCAAAGGTTTCTTCTTAAAATCTTCAAGTTTTTCTTTAACTAGTTTTATTTTATCAGACCATTGCCCTTCACTTAAATTTTCGCACTGTTCTTTTAACCTACCAATTTCTTCATTCATAAACATTTTGAGACCTAAGCCATTATCTGAAAAAGAAGTAATAAAGTTGGTTAAAAGTTCTCTTTGTTCTTTTAAGAGAGTTTCTTTATATGTGTCATTAAATTTAGAAACAAATGTTTTATATGTAAGTACATCAACTGTTTTTAAATTATCCTCTTTAATCGCTTGAGGATGCGAAATAACAAGCGTTTTGACCCTTTCTTCTATCAACAGACGGGTCTTTGCTTTAAGGCCATTAGAATTAAAATACTGGCCGACGGTTGCAATAGATTTATAGTTAGGAATAAAATTGCCAAATGCCTCTGGGAAGTTTTGATTAAACTCTTTAATTAAATTGGTTTGCTCGTTAAAGATTTCTTTTCTATCAAGAGTATCCCAATCTTCTTTTACTTCTTTCATGTAACGGAGTCCAAGAGATTCTTCTAATCTTTGGGGTTCCATTAGTTGTTTGTACAATTGAAGATCGTTGTAAAGAGGCTTTCCTTTTGAGAAGTACCTTTTAAGTGTCTCAACGATTTGTTTTTTCTTTTGAAGCTCTCCTCTTACAACTGCTTTTGTCATTTCTTTGATTAGGCATTCGTAAAGAAAAGCGGTATTTCTTTTCTTATTATGTTTCATCGATTGATTCCTTTTTGTTTAATGATTCAATAAGCATCTCAACTTCGCGAGATACGGTTTCTAGTTTTTGTTCTTCTTCTAAATAACCACCAGATGCTTGAGACAATGAGTATTCGTTTCCAATATAACCTTTGTAAATATTGCGCCCTGTAGGTCTTGCTGTCTCAATTCCTGTTGAGCCGAGCATGGATTTCTTCATACCGCCCTTATCATAAGATGATTGGTGTGATTTATATGGACCACGTTTAGATGGGACATCCACATAGGGTGGTGAATCATCACGTTTCGCAGAGGGTTCGGCGAGCAGATCAGTGTCACCCCCTTCATCGCCGCCGACATCTCCTCCGCCGGTGTCTCCACCGCCAAGGTCACCTCCACCGAGGTCACCTCCTAAATCATCACCTCCACCGAGGTCATCTCCACCTCCACCGAGATCTCCGAGTCCACCAGCAAGACCACCGCCTCCACCAGCATCTTCTCCTGCTTCTCCACCTTGAGTAGCAGCTTCAAGTTTAGCTCCAAACTTTTTATCAAAAAACATTTCTCTTTGATTTCTAAGGAATTCATCTTCTGATAAGCCAAACATGTTTTCAGCGATCCAACGTTTTGAAAAGTAACCTTCAGTTGCATTACCAGCAACAGAAAACTTTTTATCCCAGTGTTCAAGTTCTTGTAGTTCAGCAATTTTAGATGGATTATTTAGTTGTAATTTAAATGTTAATAAATCATCGTTTCTATAGCCAAGAGTATAAAGATGAATAATTCCAATCTTTTCAAGCTCTGCTATAGCTACACGTTGTAACCTTTGTATTGTTCTAGCAAAGCGAATATCTTTTTGAGCTAATGTAGTTTTATCTTCAGAAGCACCTTCACCCATTGTCAAGTAAGATTGTGGTATCTTTAGAGCAGCAAACAACTTATCTCTAAGGTACTTAACATCATCAATACCACCGTTGTAAGCAGCACCGGGAAGACTTGTGATATCTGTTGACGATTGTCCTCCACGAATTGGAATATAGTAATCTTCCTCAATAGACAAAGGATTATAGCGTAAATCAACACGACCTGTTGATGGATCAACAACAGAATGTCTTTTTAATTGTGTCATTACTTTCTGCATATATTGCTCTACTTCTTGAGGAGGTATACCACCAACGTCAATTTTAAACAAACGACGTTCAGGGGCACGAACAATTCTATATGCCATCATGGCATCTTCTAAAAGAATAAGTTGACGGTGAATGCGTCTACAAGCTTCAAGGACTGATGTTCCATATGGAGCATGCTTATCATTACCAAGGATTCTGAAGTGGGCTACTTGCCAATTCTCCAGAGTTAGTCCTGCTGTATTCCACTGGTACTGAACGTAATTTGGATTACTTTGATCCTCTCCCTCAAGACGCTCGATTTCTCTCGTTGGAAGCCCGATAGCAGATCGGATTCCCATATCTTCATCAATATCAAGATAGAGAAAAAAGTCACCGTACTTACACATTGTTCTAGCCCAACCGAAAAGGTTGTGTTCAATGTTTAAAACATTGTGATATAAATTATGGAGGATGTGTTTGATTTCTTCGTTCGCACATTTGATGTTAAGCATTGGGCGAAGTGCAGTATGAGTTGTCATCTCATCAGCGTATATATCTAAAGATGAAGCTATTTCTGGCATATATTCCATTTCATCAAAATCAACATAACGCTCTGCCCTGTTTCTATTTGATATCATATTAAGAGTAACAGAGTTTATCGGGTTGTATTCCCACTTTTTAAATTGTGCACCTGATGCTGATTGAAATTTGTTAGAGTAATTATCTAATTGTCTTCTTCGCAACATTCGACCAGTCTGTGTTCTTCGTTGCGTTATTGGACCAGAAAATAATTTTGTTAAAGCCTTAAACAAATCCGATTGTGGATTATAAGGCGACTTTTTGTATTTTGCCATAGCTCATCCTTTTCGTAGTAAATAGTTCTATTATAGCATAAAGTAATTAGATTGTCAACCTATCCTTTGAAAATCCAAGCAAAGTCTTTATAAGTTTTTTGAAAATCATCTAAAGCCTCTTGTGTTTTAGTTCCAGTATATCCTCTCATGCCTTTTATAGATGTATTCATAGTGGTTTGAGACGATTTAATAGAAGTAATCATAGCCTCTTGATACATTCTATCTTTTTCAGATACTTCTAAAGCTGTGTCTCGAACCCAACATGCAATAGCAAGAGCCATTATTAAATCGTCATGATAAGAACGCATAGCCTGAGGTTTGCCATTGTTCCATATAAATGTTTTTACTTCATGAAACAAACGAGAGGATCTTGGTTTAACCAACTTGTTTCTTATATATTCTTCAAGCTTTGCAACGATCAATGGTCTTGTTTTCATAGAAGTAGTAAATCCTATAACTGCTCTGTCATTATACTCGCCCTCTAAAGAATCAACATATTCATGAGTGGACTTTATTGAGTAGTAAAGGTTAGGATATCCAAGATCTCTAACTTTTTCACAAGCAGCAATACCAATACCAACATTTTCTATAACCATTAAACAATTACCATATTCTTTACCAGCGTCATTCAAAATTTTGGCAAAGTGATCCATAGTCGGTTTACCTTGGTATTCAGCGACTACATCCATTGTATCTGTTCGTAATATATGAAAAACAGAAGAATCGGCTCCATCTCCTCGAGCAACATCAGCAACCATAAGATAAGGGACACCTTCTTGGTGTTTTTCCCAAATCCACAAATTCCTATCCCATCCCGTTTTATATTCAGGGTCTTGTTGGTTTTCGTACATCCAGTGAATATCATCCGGATGTATAACAGTCTCACCAGATGTATTAAAATTACATTCAAGTTCTTGTGCTATCTGTCTTCTTGACATGTTCTTAGTTTCTTTAACAAACCAATCTTGATCACGTTCAGGATGAACGTCCCATGGTAAAGAAACAGGATGAAATTCGTTGTCTCCATTCTCAGCATCAATATAAGTTCTGTGAAACCAGTTACCAACACCCATGGGAGTTGATAAAGCAATACATCGACCCCCTGTTGATAGAGTAGGATAAAGACCTGCCCAAAGATCATCAAGACCATCAACGTGCGCTGCCTCATCTATAATCAATAAAGATAATGCTTCCGAACGACCAGCATCCGCTGATGTTCCAACAGCTTTGATAGATGACCCATTTGATAGTTCAAAAGAAGTTCTGTTGTCTATAACTATAGTAGCTACCTGCATCCACTTTGGTAAGTTTTTCATTACCATCTTTACTTTTTTTACTAAGTTAGCTGCGGTTCCAAACTTAGTTGCCATAACCAAAATGTTCTTTTCTTTGTGAAACAACATAAACCACACAGCATAAGCAGCTGAAATTGTGGAGATGCCTAACTGTCTTGCTTTCAGTATTACTGTGAAGCGATAGTCGTTGAAATTATTTACCAAATCATCTTGATAAGGATAAGTATTAAAAGGAATTAAACCCTTAAGTGGATGTGAGATTCTACAATAATTATTAATAAAATAAAGAGGATCTTTACCACACTTAAGGATTTCTTTTATTATTTCTTGTTTTGTTAACTTAAGAGACATGTGCTCCTATTGCATCATAGGATCATCGATAACTACATTACTATCTGAACTACCCTGTGATCTTAAAAGTCGAATAATCTCTCTTACTCTAGGATAACCAACTTCTCTTCCAGCAGCTTCCATTATTTCAATTGCTTCTTCAAAGTTTAATCCGTAAGTAGAAATTAATTTTCGAAATGTATTTATGAACATATATTTCCTTTCATTATCATCTGTGGATGTTTCTGCTGCTCTGAAAGCATTCATGGCAGCTGTTACAGCTTCATTTCTTGCAGGTGTTCTTCTTCCTGGACCGATGTTGATTGAAGTAAGGTCTTTTGGAAATGCAGTGGATTCTTGTAAAACTGCTTCTAGTTCTTCTTTAATAATTTGTTTTAACTGTTTATTTGTAAGTTTCATTTTTAATTTTCTCCTATTTGTAATTATTATATTATTATGAAGGTTTGCCATATGTGTGTGCGTCTTCAAGAAACTTTCTAACATTTGCTTCATGATAATACTTACTAGCGTTGCTGTCTTTTAAAATTTCTACAACAACTGGAGTTAAAGCTTCAACTGTTAGAGGTATCAATTCTTCAGGTGAGATACCTTTTGGCCCTGTAGCGCTGGTTCTCCAAGCATTATACAATGGCCACCAACGTGTCCACTCTCTTTTTTTAGGTTCTTTCCACCCACCAAGCCAATCTCGAACAAAATTCATTCTTTCTGATCCAGATGGAGGTGCTTCAGCCTTTATATAATTATTATAATATTGTACCAAATGTTCTTTTGCTTCTTGTTTCATTTGATTACCAGGCTCAGCAGCAGGTTCTTCATCAGGCTCTGCTCCAAAACCAAAGGCTTTTTTTCCATAATCTATAGCTGAATCCAGAAAACCTTCATCAAGAACTGTTTCTAATTCTTCTTTGATAATTTGTCTTAACTGTTTATTTGTAAGTTTCATTTTTGATTCGCTCCTTTTTTGCGTTTATCGTTTGGTGGACGTTTGTCCGAAAATTGTTCTAAAAACTTTCTAGTAACATCTCTTGTTTGATCAATCGAAGGATCAAGAATTGGCATAGATTCAATTCCTCCAATCTTAAAATGTTGATTTGCTTCAACAAAAGAACGAACCCTTGATGTTGATTGAACCAAAATGCTTGGTTCACTTTTTGCTGTAAGAGTTACTGATTTTCCTGTAACTGCTCTATATTCTTTTTGGAGAAACTTTTTGATATCATTCAACATAGCTTCAATGTTCTGTTCAAACTTACCAGCATAAACTTCTTTGAGAAGAATATCTGATTGATAAGACAAAATCATAGAATCACCATAGAAGCGAACTTTAAAACCATCCATAACTCTCTTGTCCATTAAAGCACACCCTTCTTCTCTTTTTAGTCCTACGGATCGCTCTTCACCATCATAAGAAAATCTCTTATCATGAGCTCCGTCATAAACGTTCGAAGCTGCTTGTGCTAGTCCTTGTATAATTTCTAGTGTTGTACTACTCATTTGGTCTCCATCCTTTTAGCCATCGTTCTTCACGGTCTTCAACCCATTGAATATAACATTTTTCACAACAATCAAATTTAGCCATATAAACATCATCTCTTGATTTAAATGAATAAGTATTACAAACAGGACAAGAACGCTTAGATTCTTTCGTAATTAGTTTCTCTGGAATAAAAACGCCATTAACATCGACTTGTAAATTATCTTTTTGATTAGAATCCTTGTAAAGATCTTTTAATTGCTTTACATATTGTTTTTCTTTTTCATCGTTCCAGTATCGTTTTGGGTTTTGAATTGTTTCTTCGCCATACTTTTCTGCAATTGCTTTTTCTACTTTTACAATATAGTTTGAATCATTCTTTTTCATAATCCCACCTTTCTGAATTGCCATATTTCTCCTCATCAGTTTCGTGTGTTGTTCTTTCTGGTGAATCCATATCTCTATAAACTCTCATCCAATATGGGGTTTCTAAATTTTTTGGACTTAATGAGTTGTCCAGAAATCTCATCTTGTTGTTTGGACCACAACATAGTACACCATCATGATCATCAAAAAAATAAGTTTTTGTTTTATGTTCATGCCAACATTCTGATTGCCCATGATCATTAACATCTCTTGGTCTTTGTGGGTCACAAGTCCAAAGATAAGTGCCTTCCCATTTATGACCAGCTCTATTAAACATCTCTACATCCATGCCCCGAAGACCTTGAATTTGTATCATTTGCCAATAGTCTGAAATGCTATCCCACCAAGCAATATCAGGCATTTTAATTTCTTTATTTGGTGTTTCTTTTCTGTTGAAAATAGCGCACTGATCTACTTTATCATAAAAAGCTCCCATAGATGGAAGGTAAATCAAATAAAGTGGTGCTCTACCTCTAATAAATCTTATTGCGTGTAAAACGCCAAAAATAGTTTCATCTTTGCCATAGTTTGGATTACCAGATAAAAATGATTTCTTTACATAACATTCGGTATATGGTGTTGATACAATCATGGGTCACTCCTAGCTTTTCTTATAGCACTGCTAATATCAATAGGATTTTGTATCTCTTTTGTTCCCAATTCTTTTTGTGCTCTCGGTATATTAATGTTTGTTGACAAACCTTTTAATTTATCACTAGCCATCACTAGTTCTCTCACATCAGCATACATGTTAAAGAATGCCGTAATTAGTTGTCTTGTGTCATCAATAGCTGTATGAAGTTGAATATAGTCTGGTCCTGGTCCATATACATCCATCATTCTTTGTAGTTTACCGTTAAATACTGTGATTGTTTTCATCTCTCCTTTAATTTCTTTTTCTTTCTCATCAAAGAAACGAGCCATCTTAGGATTATTTTGCTGCATTTCATACTCAGCTATACCCTTTAAAACTTGTCTTTGAAAATTAACTGTGTCAAAGATATCAATTTGTTCAAATGCGGTTGTGTCTATGCCAAGCGCTGCACCTTGTTTGATTATTTTGTTTCTGTCAAATGTCTTTATATTATGTCCCACAGAAACAACATTTGGACCCAGGTTTTCAACCCAAGCGAGGAACTCTTCCATAGCTTCATATTCGTCTTTATCATCTTCTCTTGTTTGATAGTTAGTGTATTCGAGCATATCAGCTACTGTGTATGGTCTTCCTTCTTCTTTTTCTTGTTGTGCTTTAAGAATAAATTCTAGTTCACTTGTAACCTGGTTTGTTTCTTCGTATTTTCGAACAATCTCAGCAGCTCTGTTTAGTATGTCTTGTTGTTTAACATACTTTTGCAATGTTTCTTCGTTTAAGGCAACGTTTACATCAAACTCTGCTATTGGTTCAATTGGAGCTGATCCGTCGATATCATCAATCTTAAAAGCTATTGCTCCATATTGAGTTATCTGTCCGTCAAAACCTATGGATTCTAAATCCCAGAAGAACCAAATCTTCCCGTTTAGTTCACTTCGCATATACTCAAGAACGTCTTGAGGTGTCATATCTCTCAATAATGATAAGTCCTCTATAAGGACTTGTTTTAACTCTTCTTTTATCATTTTCATGATATCTTGTTTTGTTATTGGCATCAGTTCACCGCATTTGCTATAGCTATTGTAATTCCTACTCCAGTAATTAGTCCAAAAGAAAACCAAAGTTTCTTTTTTGGTGGGGTTTTTATTTTTTCTAGACCTTGAATTCTTGTTTCCAAAGCTTGAACTTTTGCTTCAAGCGTTTGTTTGTCAAGCTTGTGTTGTGATCTAAGTTTATTTATTTCTTGTTCTTTCTCTGCAAGAAGTATACCAATCTGATAATCCATCTCTATTTGACATCTGTCTGTTGCGTCTGCTATTTGGTCTGATAGTAATTGAGATGCTGTATCGTTAAACAAACGACCAGAAAACGGAGCTTCCATTCCTCTTTCAAGATATGTATATTCAGGTGGTTGTCCCCACGCTAATGTAGATAGTAAAAATAAAATCATTTCTTTGTTATCCCTATGTGTTTGAAAACATCATCAGGATTAGTTTTTTGTTTCTCTAGCTCTTTCAGTCGTTTTTCCTTCTCAACTTCAAGAGCAGCTTTAACAGCTTTTGCTTTTTGTTCTGCTCGTTTATCCCTGACTTGTTTTGCTTTTTGTAAACGCTCAAGTTCTTCATTCTCTTTCTTATATTGGTCTTTGGCTAAGTTTGCCATTTCCAAATAGTTTTGGTTTGATCGTCTTCCAAGCACATAAGACAAAATAAACAAACCCATAAGAATTAACCAGTTCTTATGAGCTACAATCCAATTCTTTGCTTTGTATAACCAAATCATGACTAACCACCATGTCGCCACATCTTGGCAAAGTCAACAGCGGTTTGTCCACCGATGTACATCATAGCAATCATTCCCCAAGTTTCAGGATCTAATTGTGCGTTCCACAATAAAGCTGTTGCTGATACAAATACAAGCAGCTTACGAGAGATTGCTTTCTCTTGTAGAGCATCAAGAATACCTTTTTGTTTATTATCAAGATATAATTGTTGTTTTAGTTTTTCTTTTTTTTCTTGTTCCATTTTTTCTCCTGCCTCTAAAAATTCTTCTCTTGTCATTACAAACTCCAAAAGAAAAAAGCCTAAATAGCTTTTACACTAAATAGGCTTTCAAAATAGATTTAACAGTTTACCTTAGCATAGCCACCAACTTTTTGTATATCTATTGTCTTATCGACACAATCTTTCAAAACATCTAGATGTGAGATTAACAGGACAGTTTTGAATTTGTCTTTTATCATATCAATCAAACGAACAAAACCTTCCATATGCTCTTGGTCTAGTGCTGTGGCAGGCTCATCCATTATAAATAAAGTAGACTTGGGCAAGTTCGTTATTTCAATAAGAGCAAGACGTATAGCCATAGCTGCTATGGTTTTTTCTGCTCCTGATCCCATAGATATGGGACGTGAGTCATACTTTGGATGCTTGATATTGATATCTAGATTGCGACCATCTTCTTCGAACATAACTTGGAAGTCAACAATGTTTGCGAGACACTTTTGGATTTCCTCGTTGATAAGAGACAATTTCTGTTTAATAATCTCATAAGCTATGCCATTAGGATGCATACAGCGCATAAACAATTCATATGCTATAAAAGATTCTTCTAATTCATCTTGTTCTCTCTTTTCAACATGAAGTCTCTTAATAGTGCTTTTAACAGCACCGAGCTCAACAAGATAATCTTGTATCTTTTTATCGCACTTTTCTTTTCTTTGCTTAGCCTCAGACATTTTTGTCTTAACTGCATTTTTTGATTTTATAAGAGAAGAAAGGTTTTCTATGGCTTGGCGGTTTGCGTTATATTCATCTCTTTGTTGTTCAAGAGAAGCTTTTTGGTTGCTCATCAAAGATATTTTAGACACAAGGGACTCATTAGTTATCTCTAAGTTTTTATTAATAGAAACAAACTTATCTCTCTTCGCTATATTATTATCTAATGTTTGCAACTCTTTTTCAGCAGAACCTTTGTCAAGACCAAATATTTTCAGTTCCCAACCATCAATAATTTTTTCTACTTCCTCGATCTCTTCTTCAAGTGTTGGAAGATAGTTTTTTGCTTTTGTGGCATCTTTGACAAACTTGTTGTCGCAACAATATTTACAGTCAGGATCATACTCATGATCGTGAAGCATTTCAATCTTTTTGTGGGCTTGTTTTTCTTTTGTTTTAAGGCCTCTGAGCTCCTGTTTAGAAGCTGTTAGAGATTCTTCAAACTCCTTACACTGCTCTAAGATTTGCGTAAGTCTATGCTTATTTATAGAGTCTACAATATCATCTGCTTGTTGAATAGCAAGTTGGTTTTGTTTTATCTCTTGTTTATTCTCAGAAACTTTAACACCAGCTTTGTGTATATCAACATCAAGGCGATCAATTTCGTCTTCCAACTCATCTATATCAATTATATTTTGAGGTATTGAGTTTATTTCTTCTTCTATTTTTAAAAACTCTTCAAGTAACTCTTCATATCGATTATTATGTTTTTTACACAAATCAGTTTGACGATCTATATCATCATTTATTTCTTCTACTTCCTCTTGTTTAGCAACTAACAATTCAGTTATTTTTTTGTTTTTTAAACGTTTTATAAGAGTAGAGATTTCAGACGAGTCTTTTTTTGCAAAGTTTAATTTTTGATCAAAGATATCGAGATCAAGAAACTTAGCTAATTTATTTTTTCGTTTTGTTGATCCTTCTTTAATAAATGCAAGA